TCATCACAAGAATATTATAGTAATACTTTAAATATCCCTGATCTACTTTCCATAGATATCACACAGATAAACTATTCCTTATATGGTGCCGTCAAGAAATTAATAGAAATAAATATTGAGAAGGATATTCGTATTATAACTTTAAACAATCGTATTAAAATATTAAAAAACCTTTTAAATATCACAGATGATGCTTATACGAGCAATATTATATTGGGAGATGAATCCGGTATTACGATTACCGAGAATCTTACGAGTCTTACGAGTAACACAAGTAATCTAGTGATTGATGTGACCACAAGTAATATCGTAGCGGATACCATAGTTATTGATGATACTACAAGCAATATCGCATCTAACTAGTAATTTTGATTATTAAATTTATTTTTCTTCAATTCTTTAAAAACAAATAATCGGCAACAATATTATATATTATAATAATATGGATATTATACAAGGATTAGTTCAAGCGGGGAGTACCGCCGGGAGACCTGCGTTGCGTATAGTTTCCAACAACAGAACATTTGATGTTATAAATACGGTAACAAGCGGTGTAATATTCTCTATATTAAACGATGGTAGTGTAGGCGCTGGCGCTACTATATATACGAACTTGATTGCGAATTATGCGGATAGTGGAAGTAGCGGAGGTAGCACCGGAGGTAGCGGCACCAGCACTGGTGTTTCTAGTCAATGGACAACCGCAGGCGTTAAAATATATTACAATTTAGGTAATATCGGTATAGGTGCGACAGACCCTATCGCGCCTTTACACATATACAATGCTACGAATGCGAGGTTATTGCTGGATGCGACAACGACTGGAACAGCGACGCTTGAGTTTCGCAGAGGGACTGGCGGGGATGCGCAAAATGACTTTCGGTTCATTAATGATTCTAATAGCAGTCTTAAACTACAATGCGAGAATTCCGCGCAGGTTTTTGGTAATGCCATAGCGGATTTAGCGTGGTTCTCTTCTAACGAGACGATCATCCACAAAAATACCACAATGAATGGGAGGGTTGGTGTGGGTACTGTGTATCACGCTACACGAACTCTAGATGTTGTCGGTGATGCCAACGTATCTGGGACGGTTAGTGCTGGTAATTTGAATATTTCAAGTAGCAATAGCGTTACAATAACGAACACGATTACGAGTAATACCACTTTAACAATTCATAACGGTTTAATACCTTCTGTTATAACCTCATCACCTGTAGCGACTACTACAGGAACTACTGGGGCTTATACATATCAAGTATTTACATATACTACAGAAACTGCTGGTGCGGGGACGGGACAGAGTTTATATACTATTAATGTGGGGACTGGAGGGGTTGTTTGTGATATCTTAATGGTTGGTGGCGGTGGCGCAGGAGGTAATGATATTGGAGCAGGTGGCGGAGGCGGAGCTGTGTTGTATGGAACAAATATAAATATACCATCAGGGTCATATAATATTTATGTAGGTAATGGGGCAACATGGGGGGTAGATACTATAGGAAAATCTACAGAAGGTTTTGGTGCTACAATATTAGGTGGTGGTTGTGCTGGGAATGGTACTTGGGAGGTTAATACCACCGCAAATAGTGGTGGTAGTGGTGCTGGTGGTAAGAGTAGAAATGTTAATATGAATGTAGCTAATATTACCGCAGGGACGGTTGGTTCATCTACAAAGGGAACTTTATTAATTACAGCTACATTATATAATGGTAATGTTGGTGGAACAGGGGTTCTAGAAGTTAACTCTGTAAATTCGGCTGGTGGAGGAGGTGCTGGTGCTGTTGGTGGAAATGGAAATACTGGGACTGGGGTTATAAATTCTATTAATGTTGGAGGTGCTGGTGTTTTAGTCAATATAACAGGCGAAAATTATTATTGGGGCGGGGGTGGTGCGGGGGGTTGTTATAAATCTAATCCTTCTAATGGTGGTATAGGTGGTGGTGGAGCAGGATATAATAATACAATATATGGAGGTTCAATAACTTATGGTGCTAATGGTGGTAATAGTTGGGGGGCAACACCAACAGGCACAAGTATTACTAACGGAACACCTTCATCAGGGGGGGGAGGTGGTGGTTCTCCTTATAAAATATTTACAGCAGGCAACGGAGGCTCCGGTATCGTAGTAATAAGATACCTAGCTGGTTCATCATCAACCGCCACTATCAACCTCGTACGAGGAACCGTTGCTGATGCGAATCACGACTACAGGGTCGGCAACTACAATGGCGAGTTTAAGGTTATTTCTTCCGTATCCTCACAGGATACCGATTATATCAGAATCACCACAGCAGGTGCGATTACAAATCCTACGGGAACCGCAAGTTGGAATACGGGATCCGACAGAAGAATCAAAGAGAATATTGAGAGGGCGTCTTATGACAAGTGTTATGAGAACATCAATAAACTTGAGCTGAACCGCTTCAATTATGTTAGCGGATTTAATACGGTGAATCGTGATAAAACGCAGTTAGGATTCATCGCTCAAGAGGTCAATGACATATTTCCCAAAGCGATATCATCGCAAGAATATTATACAAATGAATTGTGTATTCCTGACCTGCTATCCATAGATATCACACAGATAAATTATTCTTTATATGGTGCCGTAAAGAAATTAATAAAAATAAATAAGGATCAAGAAACCAAATTTGATACTTTTGATAGGCGACTGAAAACCATAGAGACAGCTTTGAATATCGTTACTGAACCGGTTGAGCTTGCGGAAGAACCAATTACTAGTAATATTATAATAGAACCCGCAACGAGTAATCTAATCATAGAAACTACAGAACCGACAACGAGTAATATCACAGTAGATATCATAGAACCGACAACAAGCAATATCATAGTAGATCCCATAGAACCGACAACGAGTAATATCATAGTAGATCCCATAGAACCGACAACGAGTAATATCACAGTAGATATCATAGAACCGACAACGAGTAATATCACAGTAGATATCATAGAACCGACCACAAGTAATCTGACGACTGAATAAGAGTCTGTTAAATTAAGAACTAGGGTGTAGATTGTGAATACCTAATGCGGAGGGGCGATTGATAATGGCGGATGCGCTAGAGTTTGCTTAGAAAACTAATCACGTTAATATTGTGGACAGTTTCTCTACATATTTAGGAATAAAAAAGATATAAAAATATGGTGATATACGTGTATGTGAAATGTCCTAAATTCCCAAGTTCCCGTATGCTTTTCTAAAAGCATCATTATCATAGGCAAAGTTATATACGACATTTGTAATCTGTTTATTACTATTTATTTCGTGAATTCCTTTAATAATACATTCGGCGACCTCAATATGGCTGACGCTGTCGTGCTTAAAGCCGCCGCCAGATATTAGACATATGCGAACATATTCAATCTTTGTGGTATCCGTTGTGTTAATTTTATTGTAATTGTAAATTGCGTTCGCTATATTCTTACCGACAATATACACTGCTTCTTTAAAGTTATTTGCGGTTGTACCTGCTAACCCTTTCGGACCCACACAGTATAACATCGCTTTATTTGCTTCATTATTATAAGGTGTGGTTTTAAGAATATCTATGAAAATGTCAGCAGGATATAAGTCGTTGGATTGGAAGTCTGTGAGACGGGTCTCGCTAACATACAGATACATATCGGCAATATATGGGTTATCCGCAAATTTGCCACCCTCTTTAAATGCGTTAAAGTGATGTAGGGTGCCCGCCTTTTTAGAATTGAAATATTCATTATTTATTTTATTTAAATATTTGGTTCTTGAATATCTATCAGGGACTAAGTCTTCTTCTTCCTTAACATTATAGCAATCCATATAGCAGGATAGATGCATCTTTGTAGATAAATCATCTAATGTCGTATCGCAATTGTCTGTTCTAATTGCGATGTTAAATGCTTTGTTTATGGCTCCGCCGCCAATATACAGTTGTTCGTCTCCAGCGTTAAGCGATGCCATAAATGTTGATGGCATGTCCTCAGCGTTTTTATAGATATGCCCGGACTTCTCATAAACTGGCGTGAAATACGATACATTGTTGTCTTCAAATGTGTATTTGAATGGTGTTGCGGTCGTCATATTTTGGGTCTATAAGTATATAAATATATGATCTAATCAATTTTTATATTATTTCTTCGTTTTCTTTTTATTCGCGGTCTTTCTATACTTTACGATGCTAATATCGCTTTCCTAGATATCTTGTTGGATTGGTGCATATTTTACATGTGCATCATTATAATTTTGTTTTGTTTTGCGTGTCGGTTGCGCGGTTAGCCTATTTACTGATATATTCTGGTCAACTTCTTTTTTAAATTTGATATTTGACGAGTGCATATTATTTATACCCCTATTCTATAATATAGTATATAGTATTATATATAAAAAAAGACACACCCTAGAAAATGATATAAGTATAATAACTCTATAGTATAGGCGAAGTATAAACGAGGATACTAGAACGCTTCGCTGCTTTGCTTTCTTATTCTTTGTGTCAATCTTAACATCTGCCTCTATCACAGGAACCGTAGCAACAACCATTCCATATTCTTTTTTTATAAATATTATTATACCCACACAATAATATTTTGTAATATATTATATCATATTATATTATAATATCATTATAATAAAATGTCGCAATGCTCTAATATGGATATTATACAGGCACTGATTGATTTAGGAAGTGTAAGTGGAACAGAATGGCATATTGGGAATAATGCCGGGACATTTGAAATTTTAAATAATTGTTCCGGCGACATATTATTTTCTATTTTAAATGATGGTACGTTAGCGACCGGTTCTAATTTCTCTACGAATCCTGAATTTCTCAACCAATATAGTAATATAACGATAGGGACACAATTTGGCAATTACACGCTTACAAGCAACTACGTATTATCCACCAGTAATATATTGGTCCGGCGTATATTACGCGAAGATATATATTCTAGTAATTACACGCAATCTACGAGTAATTACCTCATCCTGAAGGCGAATGAGAATGAAGCGAACGCTAGCAATTACATTCTTAGTACGAGCAATAACCTCATCAACAAGGCTCTTGAGAATGACCGCAACGCTAGCAATTACATTATGTATACGAGTAATAACTTGATACTTAAGGCGAATTTTAATGACACGAACTCCAGTAACTATATTCTAACCGCGAGTAATAACTTGATCAACAAGATAAGGGAGAATGATAATAATAGTAGCAATTACATACTGACCGCGAGTAATAATTTGATTAATAACACTTTGAGAACGAGTAATAACTTGATTAATAAGATGAATGAGAATGATCGTAATTCAAGTAATAATTTGATTAATAAAATCAATGAAAATGACCGCAATTCAAGTAATTATATACGATCCACAAGCAATATATTAGCACAACGAATCAATAAATATTCTGTATGGGAACCGACAACCTCTAATATATATTATTATTCTTCAGGTAATGTCGGTATCGGAACTACAACACCACAGAATAAACTTCATATATGCGAAACTGCTACAAGCAATATAAAGCTGACGATACAGAATAATTATTTGCTTAACTTGGCACCTATAACACCAAATGAGATTATTGTAACGGGTGCTACTTCTGTAACTATAAATGCTACAGACAGATATATTTCATTTCCTTATTCTGGAACTGGGGCAACAAAAGATTATACTTTTACAACAACAGAGAATCTTCAATGTGATATTTTGCTTGTTGGTGGTGGTGGGTCGGGAGGGAATCTTTCAAGTTCAGGAGGTGGCGGTGGTGGTGGTTATGTATATTTACAAAATATTAATATGACTCAAGGTAGTTTTAGTGTTAGTGTAGGGAAAGGAGGAGGAATGCGACAATCTTTCGCATTCGGAGGTGAGAATGGTGCTAATTCGTCAATTACAGGTTCTGGAATTAATTATACAGCATTAGGAGGTGGAGGTGGTGGTGGTAATATTTATTATGATGTTAATACCCTAGGAATTGGTAAAAACGGAGGTTCTGGCGGAGGAGGAGGGTTGCGAGGATATACAGATGGATTGACAGCTGTAGGTGGAACATCTACGCAATTTTCAACATATGGATATGGGAATGGAGGTAATGGTAATTCATTTTATTATGCTGGTCCATTCGGTGCAGGACAACGATATACATCAGGGGGGGGGGGCGGTGGTGCAAGCGGAATTACGAATGGTTATTCAGCGAAAGGTAATGATGGTTTGTCTAATAGTATAACAGGGGTTAGTGTTACATATGCTGGTGGTGGTGGTGCTGGTTTTGCGTATGATAGTCTTCCATATACAGAACCATTAACAGACGGAGGTGCTGGAGGAGGTGGGAAAGGACAGTTGGGTGGGGCTGCAAATGAAGATGGAGTTGATGGTTTGGGGGGTGGCGGAGGCGGTGCTAATAACGGTTATGCTGGCAAAGGCGGTTCAGGTATCGTTATCATAAGATACAGGTGTGCGCCTAACATAATCACAAGTTCCATTGCTTCAGCATCCATAGACCTCGTAAGGGGTCTCCCTGCGGACGCAAATACCGATTACAAAATAGGTAACTTCAATGGTGATTTTAAGATCATGTCTTCCACATCAAATGTGGATATTAGCAGACTTCATATAGATTCCAGCGGTAATGTAGGTATCGGTACGAGTGTTCCGGAGAATAGATTTCATATTTGCGACGCAAATACCAGTAATACAAAGCTGACAATACAGAATAATTATTTGACGAATACCGCGAATACAATACCAAATGAAATCGTGGTTGCTGGGACTACATTGGGAACAATAGGAACCACCGAAAGGTATATTTCATTTCCTTATTCTGGAACTGATACAACAAAAAACTATACTTTCACAACAACTGGAAATCTTACATGTGACGTATTATTGGTTGGAGGTGGTGGCGGTGGAGGAGATGGTGGAGGTGGTGGAGGTGGGTATGTATATATGACTAATTTAAATATACCTGCGGGTAGTTATAGTGTTAATGTAGGTAAAGGTGGTAATGGTGGAAATGCTCAATCACCAGGTTCTCAAGGCGCTTCATCATCATTTATTGTAGGTGGAACAACTTATACTGCTTACGGTGGCGGAGGAGGAGGTCATCCTGGTTCTATCGCGCCTGCGCATACCACAGGACAAGTAGGTTCTTACGGAGGAAATGGTATGGATGGAATAACTTCGCAAACATATACATCAACACAAGGTAATCGCGGAGGGGCGGCAATCACTACGATTTATGGAAGTGGTGGAGGAGGTGGTGGTGCTGGCGGGATAGGTGGAAATGCCAATTATGGTTCTCCAAGTGTAACCGCAGGGGACAGTCGCCAATACTATAGAGGTGGAACAGGTGGTGACGGATTGCCAAATAATATAACTGGAACAGAAGTATTTTATGCGGGTGGTGGAACAGGTGGAGCAAATACCAATCAAGGAACGGATACAACACCACAAACACCTCCACTTGGAGGTGGTGGTATAGGTTCCAGAGCACCAAATGGTTTTGGTGGAAATGGTGTAGATGGAACAGGAGGAGGTGGTGGTGGCGGAGAAGCAGAAAGATCATCTGCTTCAGGGAGAGGTGGTTCAGGTATCGTAATCATAAGATATCGGAGTGATTCAAGTTTTGTATCAGGCACCCTATCTTCCGCATCCATAGACCTCGTAAGGGGTATGCCCGATGATGCGAATACAGATTACAAACTAGGTAACTTCAATGGTGATTTTAAGATCATGTCTTCAATGTCAAATGTGGATACAAACAGACTGCTTTTAACTTCAAACGGCGATATGACAATAAATGGAAATATAGAAGCACCTGCATATCTATCCGGTGGTCGTAATATATTGAGCGTCTCAAGTAACTACGTTTTATCAACAAGCAACCTCATATCACAAAGGATAACGGATTTAACAACGGATATGATTACGGAGAATGTTAATGCTACTAAGAAGTTTATAGTTAATAATAGATATAATAATAACTTAGAACTTAATGGAACTTTAACAATTAATTCGAATTTAATAGTTCTAGGAGACAGTACGCGTCTAGATACCATCGTATATACGACGGAACGCTTAGAAATAATAAATGCGAATAACACCGCAACTGCTTTTATGGTTCAGCAAAATAGCGCGGATCGTGATATTATTGTCGCGTCCAATATGAGCACAGCTGTTTTCAGGGTTGCCAATAATGGCGACGTGCTTATAAACGGTGATGGAGTTTATAAGAGAAATAATAGGGATGTCATTTGGGATACTAGCAATTATGTACTGACTGCGAGCAATAACTTGATACTTAAGGCGAATGCGATAGATGCCTATGTAAGCAATTATATACAGACCGCGAGTAATAACTTGATAATCAATACAATTTCTAATGATGCGAAGATATCTATACTATGTAATACGATACTTGCGGTTGCAACAGTCAATGACACGAATACCAGTAATTACGTGATGACCGCAAGTAATAACTTAATACTTAAGGCGGATATGAATGACAGGAACGCAAGTAATTACGTGATGACCGCAAGTAACAACTTGGTACTTAAGGCGGATATGAATGACAGGAACGCGAGTAATTACGTGATGACCGCAAGTAATAACTTAATACTTAAGGCGGATATGAATGACAGGAACGCGAGTAATTACGTGCTTAATACGAGTAATACTTTGGTTAATATAATTAGGGCGAGAGCAGATGCTATAACGACTTCACAATGGACCGGATCTTCAAACATTTACTTTAATCTAGGAAATGTAGGTATAGGAACGACGAATCCCTCTACCGATTTACATTTATACGACGAGGTTATAAGTGATACAAAACTAACGATTCAAAATAATAGTTTAGTAGCTGGATATAATTTTACAGCAGCAGCTACAATTACTCCATCAGGAGGAACAATATCAGCAACAGGTCAAATTACTAGTTCCATAGACAAGTTTATAATATTTTCAGAAGGTAGTTCTAGTTTTACAGTTCCTGCTGGTGGTTTAAATTGTGATATATTGATGATTGGTGGAGGAGGCGGCTGGAATGGAAACGGTGGAGGAGGAGCGGGTGCTTGTATAGTAACAATAAATCAAACATTACCTGCGGGTAATTGTGTTGTAAATGTAGGTCAAGGAGGAACTTATGGTAATAATGGAATGGACAGTTTTATAACAGTAGGAGGGATTGACAGATATCGTGCAAAAGGTGGTGGTTGTGGAGGTCCGACTTGGGATACTGCTGGCACACCTGGTGGTTGTGGTGGTGGTGCAGATTTTAATAAGGTAGCTGGTACAGAAAGTGGAGGTGCGGTAGTAGGCACAAATGTTGTTACACTTCCAAATGGTTTAACAACAACAACATTCCCGACAATAACATCAACTTATGCTGTTTTAGGTAATCCAGGAGGGGATAATAGTGGTCCGATATTAGGTCCTGGATGGGGTAATAGTGGAAGCGGTGGAGGCATAGGTGCCGCAGGTGTATCAACAAATTCTGGCGGTAAAGGAGGAGATGGCGCATATCAAGTAACACTTTTAGGAGCATCAACACCAATAAACTTTAGAAATTATTTTGGGAATGGCACTACAATAGGCGTTGATGGTGTCAGAGTGTCAGGGAGCGCAACTCTAGGTGATAAAACTGGTAATTATTATATTGGTGGTGGCGCTGGTGGTGGTGATGGTAATTATACTGGTGGTGGCGGTTACGGAGGTGGCGGTATTAATGGTTATGGTGGTAGTTCTGGAATTGCAAATACAGGTGGTGGGGGAGTTTATGGAGCGGGCGGATCCGGTATAGTAGCCATAAGATATCGTATAGCAACATTAACAACTCCAACCCTTGGCAATCCATCCATAGAACTAATAAGAGGTATCGCAAGTGATTCTAATACAGATTACAAAATAGGAAATTATGGAGGAGACTTTAAAATTATGTCTTCCACGTCAAACATTGATACAAATAGGGTTCTTCTAACCTCTAACGGTGATATGACGCTTTCAGGGAGTTTAAATGCGTCATCTTTCCTATTGGGTGGTAGTAATATATTAATAAAAGTAGATGACACGAGCAATTACATTAGAAGCGCGAGCAACCTCATATCGCAAAGGATCACCAATTTAACAACGGATATGATTACGGAATCTGCCACGAAGAAGTTTATCATAAATAATAGTTATAATAATAATTTAGAGTTGAATGGAACGTTGACAATCAACTCCAATTTAATTGTGCTCGGTGATAGCACGCGTCTTGACACAATCGTATATACAACTGAGCGATTGGAGGTTGTCAATGCCAACAATACCACAACCGCTTTAATGGTTCAGCAAAATAGCGCTGATAGAGATATCTTTGTAGCATCCAATATGAGTGCGACAGTCTTTAAGATTGCGAATAATGGCGATGTTCATATTAACGGAAACTATAACAAAAATAATAGGGACGTGATCCAAGATACGAGCAATTATATATTGACGACGAGCAATCTTTTAATAAATTATAACAATCTTATCAATAGACCAGGTTTGACCCAATGGATCGGTAATTCCAACATCACTTATAACCTTGGTAATGTTGGCATTGGCACTACAGTTCCTTTAGAGAGACTACACGTCGTCGGCGATATTGTAGCGACAAATAATATCACATCCTATTACTCGGATGAACGATTGAAAACCAAGACAGGTGGTATTTACGAACCGCTTGAAATCGTTGGTAAATTGAACGGGTTCTATTATACACCAAATGCGCTTGCGAACCTGTACGGAATAACGAATACGGATACGGAGATAGGATTAAGTGCCCAAGATGTTCAAAGGGTGCTTCCTGAGATTGTTAATATCGCACCGTTTGACTTAGCGAGAGACGCGGACGACAACAAGGTTTCCAAATCAGGCGAAAATTACCTTACGATATCGTATGAGCGATTGGCGCCGGTTTTTGTGGAGGCGATCAAGGAATTAAAGAATGAGATAGTGATGTTAAAACAAAGGGTCGCGTTTTTGGAACAAAAGTAATACTGTGTCCTGAAGATCCACTTGTCTCATTTTCGGTAGGTGGAAGATGTAAAAATTATCTTCTATATATAGAATGCCTCCGAAGGGAGTATTATCGCGTAAACTTCCTACGTGGTTTATGACACCTGCTTTATCAAAATGTCTAAAAACTAAATGTAAAAAGGAACAGGATAAGTTAAATAAAAATAAATATGTTCATGAAAAGAAATTAAATTTTACGAAATATTTAAATACTAGAAATAATATTAGAACGCGATTTGAATATGATAAGAAAAAGAGAGAGGAAGAATTTGGGAAAGCATATATGAAATATATGAAGGATAGAACGAAAATAAAAATTAAAATAATGAAAGAGAAAGGATACAATGATCTTGTTAATTGCCAAATGAAGAAATGTTATGATGATACTTTGAATACATTAAAAATACGTATTGAAAGTATATTAGTCCATACAAAAAAAAATACGGAAGAATACAAACTTGCTTCTAAATATAAAAATATATTAACACAAATGGGTACTAAATTAACTGATAAGGAAATTATTCGCTTTAATATTGATCTGGTAAAAATAATATTGAAAGAACATAAAGGGAAACAATATTGGTAAATATAATTTACAAGTTTTTATAAATGAAATAGATGAAGTCCTATGATCATTCTTGGCATATCCGTAGCATTACTAGGGGTGCTCAACGCACCTGCCGACTTTTAGGGTATATATAGGGTTCTTCTATTACCATTCCTGGTGTCGCAGGGGTAGTTACCGCAGTAATTTTATAATCCTTACTTTTACGAGTAGTCATTATAAAATGGTTTATTATTTTATAAAAAAATTGATTTGAAAAACTAATAAGTATTTTACAAACAAGCAAAATGGAAGAACAAAAGGTGATTGAACCTGAATTATCTATGGAATATATTAACGCAAGAATAAAACAAGAAGTTTGTTATGAAACTTTGGAAGAATTAACTGACGCAAAATTAATGTGTGAATATAAGGAATGTAATTCTGTTAAAAATGAGATAAAAAAATTGAGCGATGTATTGGGAAAATTTATTGACGATGAAGAAACGAAACAAAAAATAATACAAGAATATTTATTACAACTAATACCAGCAGGAACAAAAGGAGTTATAAGAGGCAATAAGTTTAATAAAATAGTAAAGCGATTTATCACAAAATTAGCATTAGACACGGTCCGATTTGAAATTTGTTTTGAAAAAAAATGCGAAGGTCATTTTACTACTGAAATACCGGATTGGTATATTCTGGAAAAATCAAGTAATAAAATTATTATTGGTATGAACCAATTAGATTTATGGGGTGGAGGACAGCAACTTAACAGAGGTTCAAAATACATAGAGAATAATGAACATAATAACGAGAATAGTAAGTTATTATGTGTAGTTTGTAATGAAATACAATTCAAAAGCAAAAAAAATAAGGTATACAAATTATTTGAAACTGGGTTTAAGAATAATACATTATGTTATTTGAATAATTTACAAAATATTATTACTTCATACTTAAATTAACATTCTAATAACGGATTGAATTTAAATATTAATTCCTGTTTTGAAATAGATTTAGGTCCAACTGTATTGTTAAAATCATATGTGATTGTAGATAATATATTTATATTATCAGTTATAGATTTTCCATTTATAAATTTTATAAAATAGTGTGATTGGATACTTTTTTCATCAATTTTTTCATCTATTGTTCCAGCATTAACGCCAACACGACGAAATGATATATCTGGATCTTCTGTTTTTTCAACAAACATAAAATTTACTGGTTCTAATTTTTCATTTACAACTCTATTAGTTGTTTTTTTCCTCCAAATTTGAAATATACACGGAACATTATGTTCTACACCATCTACTAAAAATGATTTGTCAGGTAAATCTATTTCAAATATAAGATGAAAATTTAATGGAAATGTTTTTTTTAAACTATCTTTTTTGAAACTTTTAGGTAATATAAATGAAAGACTATCGCAAAATTCACAAGATTTTTTTATAAATTTAATCGCGAATGAAGATTGACGACCAAATGGGGGATTACCTATTATGTGTATTTTACTAAAATCGTTCTTAATAATACCATAGTCGTATAGTAAATAATCTTGTTTTATTATTTCGGTATTATCAGGTTCTAAATCATAAAATCTAAAATTACTTGTTAATGATTTAATACCAGTAATAAAAGAACCATTACCCGCACTTGGTTCTACAATTAAATCATCTGTATTTATTTCTATATATTTTTTAACAAGATTTAAACACAACTCTACAACAATATCCTTTGTATAATATTTATCAATAGTATTACGATCTAATCCTTTTGTTTGTTTGGTTTCCATATTAGGAATAGTTTGTTGTTCGGTTAAATTAATAATATTTAAATCAATTTTTTCCTTATTTATAATTATATTTTCAGGAATTATAGCATTAAGTTTATCTTCAACCGCTTTATCAATTAATACCTTAATTTTGTCAGCATTATTCTCGCACATATTTTTTCGTTTTTGATGTTGTGTATAATGTGATTTTTGTGTAAAAGTTTTATAACATTTGTCGCAACTATAATTAACCATTTTAGTTATATAGTATATTAATATTTTAATTTAATAATTTAACTAAAATGGTTAATTATAGTTAAAATCCGACTTTCAGGGTAATAATAGGAAACTCCAATTACCACTCCTGGTGGCGCAGGTAGTACCCTTGAGATCCCCCCTATAAGTTATTTTAGAAGTTTTAGAAACTATTAACTTGCGGATAAATGAATTATTTGGCATAATTAGATTCATCAAGTGATATTAGTATAATCGCGACACAGCATAACACCAGAGCAGTTATAGTTTGAATAGAAAGTTCAAAGTTGTTTTTCAAATATATTGTAAATAATAGTAATAATACTATTTCTAGCGTTGCGAATGCTCTGAAATATGCGGGGTTAGGGCACATCTTTATAATTTGATATCCGATTATAGAGATAAACAGAACAGATAAAGCATAGATATAATATTTTGGTTTAATAAATTCATTTGTAAAATGCTCACTGTAATACCAAAGGAAATATACTAGACTTAATAAACCAACTATAATATTTATAATTAAGGGAAACATTATAAATGGGGTATCGTCGAAACGAATGTATAATATACGTAGAGACATGATAAAACTATATAAAATTGATAAATATATCCAAATCATTCTCCATACTGATCTATTATATATGAAAGATTAAAGATTAAAGATAGGATAGTTAAAACAGAGTGTAGTGTAGCAATTCTTTCTAAATAAAAATTGATGGATTCGGTATTTATTTATATTTTATTATTTTGTTACTATGAATGATATAGAGGACATAGGTATCGTCAATCACAAGAACGGGGGATATAAGGAGAGTAGCATATTCAATGGACTTCTAGAAAGCGTTGCGGGGGAATTTAAGAATGCTATGGATGGATTCGCGACTGTTGGTGAGATTGATCGGTTTAAAAAAGGTATTCAAAAAAAGTATAAATATACGATATCAAATGCGGAGTTTATAAAGATCTACAAGTATCTACAATTAGACAACCAGCAATTGCGCAATCTAATCACAAAGAAGAAGTGCAAGTCCAATTCGGGTGTTCTTGTTATCACTGTGCTAACCTCCGCACATCCCGAGTATATCGGAGAAGATGGCGAAGTGAGGAAGGCGCGATTTTCTTGTAAGCACGATTGTGCCTATTGCCCGAACGAACCAGCACACGAAGGGAACAACTGGGTTGCTCAACCCCGAAGTTATCTATACTCTGAACCCGCCGTATTACGTGCGAATGCTAATGATTTTGACCCGATAAAGCAAATGAATTCACGCATATCGTCGTTGATCCATATGGGGCACATACCGGATAAATTGGAGATTATCGTGTTAGGAGGGACGTGGTGCGAATACCCGCGCGATTATCAAGATCGCTTTATAACAGATTTATATTACGCGGCGAATGTTTATTTTGACGGATATAAACGTCCTAAGAAGACGTTAGAAGAAGAGATTGATATCAATGAGACTGCGACGATCCATATTATCGGTCTAACCTTGGAGACACGACCAGATACGATTACGATAGAGGAGATTGCGAACTTTCGCCGTTATAATTGCACGCGTGTTCAATTGGGTGTTCAGCATACAAACAATGCGATATTAAAGAAGATTATGAGAGGACATACGATAGAGCGAGCATATGAAGCAATAAAACTATTGAAAAATAATTGCTACAAGGTGGATATTCATATAATGCCTAACCTTCCTGGCGCTTCGTATGAGATTGACAAGGCGATGCTTGAAGAAGTTTTGTATGACGAGCGAATCCAGGTGGATCAGTATAAAATATACCCGACCGCTATAGTTCCTTATACGCGGATAAAGCGATGGTTTGACGAAGGAAAATATGTTCCTTATGATGATTTGCGATTATATGAGTTGATAAAGGAATTTAAAAAGAAGGTTCAGCGATATAAGCGATTGAATCGTATTATTAGGGATATTCCAGGGCATTACATAGAGGGTGGGTATTCAACAAAGTTTGTAAATATGAGGCAACTGCTACAAGACGATATGCGTCGCAACAAGTGGGGATGTGAATGTATTCGGTGTCGTGAGGTGAAAGGAAATTGTGTAGCACTGGATACGATACAGTTCAATTGCGAGACGTATAGGGCATCTGGTGGCGATGAGTATCATCTCAGTTTTGACACGGATAAATATTTGATAGGTTTTCTGCGACTTCGTTTGCCTGGTAATGAGGATAATGACATTACTGTATTACCGTGTATTAGAGGATGCGCATTGATAAGGGAACTACATGTCTATTCCAATTTGAACAATGTAGGGAATAATATAGAGGGATCGCTACAGCACAAGGGATTTGGCAAGCAACTTGTGACGAAGGCGGAAGAGATTGCGAGAGAACGAGGATATCGCAAGATAGCTATAATTAGCGGAACGGGAGTTCGCGGATATTATAAAAAACTAGGGTATCAATTGATAGATACGTATATGGTCAAGGATATATGACAGGATCACAAGGGAACCTCTTCTAAAACATGCTATTTTATATGCCCTTTTTTTGTAATATAATATGTAAAAATGATTCTTCGTTGTCTTGTTTATTAAATTACAAGAAAGCGAACCGAAAGCGAACCGAAAGCGAACCCGTCTGAAATATGAATTTCAGCATCACAAACGATGACATTCTCTATCAGATATTATCAAAATGTTCGATTGTTACGATTATAAAATTATATGCCATTAATCATCGTTTTATAACAGACGAAATGTTAAAGAAATTTGTAAATAATAGGTGGATGATTCATATTGGAAGGAATATAGGGATTAGCATTTTGAGACACGACTATTTAAACTTTGATAAAAATGTGTTGACTATTCAAAAAAAGAACACGAACGCTATGATAGCGAATAGTAGTATTTGGGCTACGAATCGCATTATCAATATGAAATATAATAATATAGAGGAGAAGGTTGTGGCATTGGATGATCTACTTCTATGCTATGATAACATTTACAGAACCAATAACCCTCGCTTTTCAAAATATATAAAATCAGAAGAAATAAAAATATTCAAAAGATTATTGGGGGATACGGTTGACTTGAATATTTTGGCATACGTAAATATCTATAACATATATGAAATGTTTACATCATCAACCGCTGGAAAAATGTCGGTATTTAAAGAAAAGTTAAAGGACAATTTTCTAGAGAACTTTGATAACTGTTATATATCAATGTTAATATCTTTGCGTTCTAAAATACTCGCAAACCTTTTAGAAAGGGTAGATAAAAAGCAGGTATCGTTTCTACTTTCAAATAAAAATGAGATGGGTCTAAAATACCTGGACTTATTGAACACTATATTTGATAATTGCTTGGATGTAAAATATCACAAGTTTAGAGTATATATTGCGGTTCAAATATGTAAATTTATACTCATATTCAAAAATTTAGAAAAGCATCCTGTCATAGATAAAATGCGGGGGTTTGTGAATCAATTAAGGTATCGCGGGATACCTCTTCCCGAATACCTTTATTCCTATGCGACATTTGAAATTTCCTATATCCTTTCAATTATTTAAAGGGATTGTTTCCGAGAATTTAGATTTATTAAATTTCATTAATTTCTTATATTCACTTACTGTTATTAAACCACCCTTGTATTTCAGGTATTCCTTCCGATCTCCTGATTTTTTATATATACATCTTTCCTTTCCTAATATTTCCTTCTTAGTTGTTTTCTTTATTTTGGTTTTACCGCGTTGCCCCCCACCAAATTTGGTGGGTCCATTTAGTCTTTCATATTCTTTTTCAGCTTCCTTAGCTTCCAGATTATGTTGTAAAAACGGATCATCATACGTCGGATTTATATAATCACCTTCCCGTATGGATGTATTTCTTATTATTGCTTTATCTTCTTCATTTTGACAAATATTTAATAAATGTATTTTTAATTGTTCTTTTAAAATTTTTTTTTCTTTTTTTCTGTCTTCTTCAGTCATATTCGTTATACCTAACCAAGTAAATTTATCATTTTTTAAGTAATCATATAGCTTATATATATTACTACTAGGTTTACAACCAACAGCAGAAGTATAAATATTTAAATTATAATTGCCAAATAGTTTATTAATATAGTTGGTACAATATCCACTTATAATATATAATAATTCTTTTAATTTTTCTCCAAATTTTGTTTGTTTATTATTTACATAATCGTCTTCTGTCCCCTTTTTATTTATTAAAGGTTCTTTAGGTTCTTTGTCACTAAATGTTTCATTTATGGAAATGTATAAAGATACTAATTTACTTTCAATATTATTTTCACGCCTTCTTTTATTGTTTACGTCTAATTGTTCTTGTGTTCTTTCTATATTAAGATTACCTTTATTTTGTTCTAGAAAAGCTTCTCCTCTAATATTCATACCTATTATTAATATAGGTAACTTTTTTAATTTTTTATAATATATCTTAGATGGTAGATTATTGTAATGAATTATTTTGTATAATTAGAATTATCTAGTGATATTAGTATAATTGCGACACAGCATAATATCAGAGCAGTTATAGTTTGAATTGAAAGTTCAAAGTTGTTTTTCAAATATATAGTAAATAATAGTAGTAATACTATTTCTAGTGTTGCGAATGCTCTGAAATATGCGGGGTTAGGGCACATCTTTATAATTTGATATCCGATTATAGAGATAAACAAAACAGATAAGGCATAGATATAATATTTTGGTTTAATAAATTCATTTGTAAAATGCTCACTGTAATACCAAAGAAAATACACTAGACTTAATAAACCAACTATAATATTGATAATTAAGGGAAACATTATAAAGGGGGTATCGTCGAATCGAATGTATAATATACGTAGGGACATGATAAAACTATATAGAATTGATAAATATATCCAAATCATTCTCCATACTGAGGTATTATATATTAAGATTTATAAAAATAAATTAGATTACTTATACATATTTGTATGAATCGCCATAACGTTCGTATTATTTTCGCGAAACGTGTAATTATCGTCGTTATGATGCCAGTTATCCGCGTGTATAAAATCAATGTTATTGTAATAGAATATAAAGGATACCGCGCAGTCTTCTATGGTGTAGGGATATGAATCTGTTTTTTCGTCGTAATGAAAGACATCATACCGAACGTTTTCCATATGATCTATTAATATCCTAGCGGTTTTGTTGGATATATAATACAATGGACCAAATATAAACGCTGGGATGCACGGTTGTTTCGTATATTTTGAGATATCAATACCCTTTATGTTATGTTGTGGATTCTCAAAATCTTCAGGGTGATCATTATAATAATAGACAAGATGATTGCTGTTGGACGACGGTCTATTTGCAAAGGATACATCGCGTTCAAATAGACTGGTTTCCGACGAAGACCTACCTAAAAAGTCTATTGTGTTACCATTTATCGTCTTTGGCGATCGCAAGAATGATTCAAGTAATGTATCGTTAAAGATCAAGTCGTCGTTTGCTCTCAACACACCTTCTTTAATATCAAAAATCACATATATATATTTCAATGCCAATGCTAATTTTTTTAACAAATGAATATAAGAGTCTTCACATTTGACTACCAGGAAGTCATCCGCATATTTATATTCGCTATCCAGAAACAAATCGCCAATTACATAGATTACTTTCCAACCCGCATATTCGGTCTTCTGGAGTCGTAATTCCTTTAATCGTGTATGTAAATGCTTCTGACAACTCAATACAAGAATAATTCCATTGACCGCAATCATTACTGTTCATACTACCACAATACCGCCTTATATACTTTTTTATATTTAGGGGGTGTATCTAATATTTACTGAGGTTCGTATGGGTCGCGATGACATTTTCGCAACTTTGGTTCCTATAATATTCGTCATACATATCTTCGCGATGAATGAAACTAATCTTGTTTGAGTATAATATAAAGGAGACTGCACAGTCTTCAATGGCGTAGGGATATGAATCCGTATTTTTGTCGTAGTGAAAGATGTCGTAATTAATACGATTCATATGATCTATTAATATCGCTGCAGCTTTGTTGGAAAGATAAAAGAGAATACCACATACTCCGACGGGAATATGAGGACGTCTCATATATTTTGAAATATCAACACCTTTTAGATTATGATGAGGGTTGTCAAAGTCTTCTGGATGAACCGCGTAATACTCGGTCATAAAGGTATCGCGTATTGTCACTTTAATATCTTTATCGGATATTTCGTGGGACAATAAACTTTTACAGGCGGGCGATCTGCCTACGAAATCTATAGGGACGATAGTTCCTATATCGCCATCACCATCGCCACTTTCGCTAATCAATCGCGTCTTAGGCGATTTCAAGAAAGTTGTTAGCAATTTTTCGTTAAAGATCAGGTCATCTCCGGCACGCAATACGCCTTCTTTAATATCGTAGGTTTCGTATAGGTATTTTAAAGAGAGTACTAATTTTTTGAGCAGATGAATATAGGAGTCTTCGCATTTGACGAGCATGAAGTTATCTATGAACTTATAGTCGCAATCCAGGAACAAATCGCCAATCACATAGATCACTTTCCAACCCGCATATTCGGTTTTCGGGAGTTTTAAATGCTTGATTCGTGTATGTAGATGTTTTTGGCAACTCAATACAAGAATAATTCCATCCACGGCGATCATTTCGGTTTTTACTTTATTTTATATATTGTATTGTTATGTTTATGTAATCTTATTACAATTTACTTATATTTATTAGTATGAAACGCTATACAATCGGGACTATTCTCTTGGTTTCCACAGATTTCATAAGGGAACTGTGTAGTATGTGCAGGAGACCCTTCAAGTTCTTTGTGCCAGTTGTTCGCGTGAAGGAGATTGATACCGTTTGAAAGTAATACGAGTGGATATGTGAGATCGTCTATTGTATAAGGGTAGGAGTTTGATTTCTCGTCGTAATGATAGATGTCGTAGTTGATATTTCGCATATGATTCATAAGTATTTTACATGATTTATTAGAAAAATAGATGAGCGGACCATGTAAAAACGCGGGGATATGAGGCATCCGCGAATATTTCAAAATATCAACGCCTTTGATATTATGTAGAGGATTCTCAAAATCTTCTGGGTGCGTCTCGTAATATTGAACCAAATGGTAATTTGTTGCTGCCCATTGCGGTTCGTAGGTGAATGGATGATCGACGAGTGAATGTCCAGTAGAAGACCTACCTAAGAAATCAATGTCCAGCGTTCCGATTTTCTTTGGTGTTTCTAAAAAATCTACGAGTAGTGGTTCATTAAACTCAAGATCGTCGTTTGAACGCAATACACCGTCGCGAATCTCAAACATTTCATAGAGATACTGTAATGCGAATATGAATTTTTTTAAATTATAAATATACGAGTCTTCGCATTTAATCGTCATCAGGTTTCCGTCCATTTTATAGTCACAGTCTAAGAATAAATCACCGACAACGTGGATGACCTTCCAGTTTCCGTAAGACTCTTTCAACATCAACTCTTTCAATCGGGTATTCTTATATTTCTGGCAACTTGTCACAAGAATAATACCATCAACGCTCTGTTTGCTCGTCATCACACTCTTTTTTTAATCGCTACTATACTTAGTCTACCAAATGCTTAAATGCTTAATAACTCCTTTAATCCACCGACGAACTTGCCGTTTTTGAATATCATCGGGAAGTGGATGTAGGGTATTACTGTATATTCTTTCATAAATTTATAAAAGTTGTCCCGTTCTCTACACGACGCGAGATACTTGTCGCATTGTATCGTGGTGCATTTCGTTGCTTTCTTTTTGAGATGATCCTTCGCCATCACACAGTATTTACAGTTTGATATGCTATATACAGTGTAGTTTGCTTTCGCGGGTTTCTTATATTTTGCTTCCATAATCTATTATATACGATATAATTTATAAAAATAATACGTTCCACTGCTGATTCGCGACTACGCTTACGCTTTCGTCTTTCTCCATTCGATACCAATCTCTTTCATTATCGCGGGTGCGGAATAGTCGGGGTATTTGATACGAAGTTCCTTAAACATCTTCTTTACAAACTTGTTATACGGGGTCAATTTACGCTTCGCCTTCTTCGCGCCTTTCGGTTTCTTTGCTCCTCCATCCATACTACAACTGCCTGCCATTTACTATGTTTCTATATATATAGAATATTTTTATATTATGGGATGAGTAAAACTAAATAAATAATAAATTATATAATATAAATAAAGAATGTTCTCGCATACAATAAACAACCCAAATAATCTTGTCATAGTGGATTTTCGCGACATATACACGGTAATACCTTTCGGACATAGATGTACCTCCGCACTCGCGTGTAAATATAGCGGGGTTCGCAAATATTCGCTCCCATTTGACTGGGTGATACCTTTGTATCCTGGCAAAATCAAAGATATATTAGAGAATGATTTTGAGGATTTTATCCCCGACGTTCATCGCAACCTATTTCATAATAAATATAACGTTTCATTAAAGCATTTTAACAAGGATATAGACGTGGGTATCCAAGAATACGAAAGGAGGATCGTGCGATTTAAGAATGTTATGACGGAACCTGACACAAAGTATTTCGTATATATAAACGAGGATTACTTCTACGAAGACGCATATCGTCAAGATGATTTGAACAATGCGATATTTAACGAAATGCTAGATTTAGAAAAATATTTAAAAAACAAATACGTCGGGATTAAATATCGCATTCTCTATTTCAATTTCAAACGCCATACAATTCCATCGGACTCAAATATAATAGGGATCACATTGGATACCACCCGCGTATTTACAAATAGAAAAACGGCACCTTTTGAAAAGTTCCGTAATTATTGCGGGCAAATATTATCCGAAATATTTAAGACACCATTGACATTAGACGGATACAACGAAGAGACGTTTGCGAATTAACTATTTTATAAATTTATATTAGATAATATTATATGGTTAAATTTGAAAATCAGAGGATATTAGTAATTTATTATATTGAATTGAGAACTAGGTATTTCAATGAGTTTGTAAAGAAAATACATGTTATATTGACACAATTACGAAATATAGAACCCGAACTTTCATATAATATTGAAGCAATTTCTCAATCACCACAATGGAGTTATCGTAAGTTAAGTTATCGTAAATTAAGTTATCAAGAATATTTTTTACCAAATATATTATTAGAATTGTTAATTAAACAAGCAAACAGGCGGATTACAAAATCTTCTGTAATTAAAGATACGGAATATTATTTAATTGCGGAATCCGAAAAAAGAGATGGTTTATTTCCTGACGACGGTTTATTTACAATATTCAAAGTTCTTACAAACTATGATATACAAGCAAAAATAAAAGCAGAGAATGAACGTATTAAATCCTTTTTACAAAATATACAAACTATAATTACGGGAATAGAGAATAGCGATGCATATAAACAATGGATGAAAGCAGATTACCCTCAAATACAGAATGATTTGTATAAATCTCCTACAAAAGGTGCAGGAAAGAGTTCGCGAATAGCACCCGAACCAATAAGTGTATCACATATAACCGATACGAAATCCACTCTTAAAATATACAAAATTTCGCAAGATAACATAGAAGAATTTCTTACTAAGACTTATTCTGTTATAAAATCCATTGATACGATCGCCCTTTATTTATACTCGCGATCGCCAAATAAAAATAGTATTGTATTTATTGTCATTAGACAACATATCACAAAATTATTGGAGAAATACAACGCATATCGGGAAAATATGCTTGAACTTATCAGTAAATATAAATTTAAAAGTAATATAGATTTAGTCCCTTCATATACTTCTGTCCTTTCAAAATATTATACATATCGTAATAATCAGGTTGAACAATTAGGAGGACGTTTTCCTGATAAGAAAAAGAAACTGCCGATTCGGGCAAAACCTAAGCAACGGATACGTTTGCGATTTCCTTAAACGATACTTTGTTATATTTATTGACGAGATCCTTCGTATTCGTTCGTATATATGCGACCGCTTGGAGACATGCGTCGCATAGATCATCTTTTTTCTTGTTATTATCAAAGATGTCGCACAATGCTTTGTCGTCTTTGATGTAGTTTCTACAAATTTCTATACTCGTCTGTTTATTCATTTTATATTTATCACGACGGAACCCCTTTACGTTCTTCGCGGACTTTGGTGTCTCGTCCATTTTAACCTGTATCTCCGGTTTAAAATCGTGTGTTTTTGTTTTGAGTCCAGCATTCACGAGCACAACATTTTCTATAATTTTGTCCCAGTATTTAAGGAGACTGAAATAGCAATAAATAATGTATTGAATGGATTTCATCATACCGTTTAAGTTGGACGGTTGGTTTTCAATCAATACGTAGTCTACGTTATGAATTTCCTTGTCTTTTAAGAACCCGACTACATTATCAAGTTCCATATATATTCGCTCTGCAATGTCATCAATTCCTTTGATATCTTTTTTCTTCTCTGCCAACGATATGATACGCCAATCTAATACGTGGATCTCTTCTTCGGTCTTTTCCAAGATACATAATGCGAGATTTTTAATCCCAATGTCAAAACTGATATAGGTCGTAGAAGCAGACGTAGCGGACATACTTCAAGATCTGTATAATATATAATAGTTGTCAAATATTTATATGGTATATAAAATATAATAATCGTATCAATCGCTACGCGATTTTCCTTATATGCTTTTTGAAAGCATTGTAACGGTCTTTTTATTAAACGCGGTGATATTGTGGTGTTTGATGAGTGTAACGAGGTTTAACCAGAAGGTGTCGTTCGCGAACTTCGTATTATAGTTATTAACCTTTTTATATTTGCGATATAACCACTTGTGTAGTTTCTCCAAGATAATCGTATTGGACGGGTTATTCCGGATATACATTTTTTTATTGGATATGAGCCGAGATACGAAATGCTTTAACTCCGATATTTTCGCGTATTCCTGTGGGATATTCTCCCATAGATTATGGAACTTTAAGTAATCGTATGTGGGACAGATGAGCAGGTTGTCAGTATAATCTACGAACGTCGGGTTGTTATCAACAATGATAATATGATTCGCGATCGCGTGTGTTTTGGGCATCTTGATTGCCTTTAATAGTTGAGGCAGTATTTTAGTGACCGATTTACGAATATTCCCTGAAGAATCCTTTAAGCAGTTGTCGCGGGTAAAGATAGGACGATTGAACTTGATGTTGTTTTGCTTTTCAATGATCAAGATCTCTTTATTCGCCCAGGTTTTTTCAGATGCCGTATAAATAAAAAAGTAGCAGTTTGCGAACTTCTTTTTCATCTCGGTCATAAAGGTTGTGAAGTGCGGTCGTAGCAATTTGGATTGCATGTCGTAGCATTTTTCTAGCATTTTATCACACGTCGTTTTATATTTTACAAGACTTCCCATTTGAATATTATGGTTCTTTATAGTGATATTCTTTTTAATAATCTCTTGAATATTATAAATATCACATTGATAACTACAATCGCCTATGATGGTTCCGTCCAAATCCAAAAGGAATATATATGGGTCGCTCGCATTCGTATTCATTTTACTATAATAATATATATATAAATTTATATACAAAGTGTCTTATAACAATTCAGCGGTATCACAAAGTCTCAATTTATTTTTTTCATACAATAACACCTTGCGTTTATCAATATACTCCGCCATACAACTAAACCCATATAATATCATCTCGTCTATCTGCTCTACCGATAAATCTAAACGCACCCCTTTGCGATTCACAATCACATTCATAGAATACTTCATCGTTATATTCTTGGGCATAAAATAGTAATCCTTATCATCCGCATTCAGTTCGTTTATTGTCACCTGATTCACGCGCAATATTTCAAACATTTTACATATCTGTTGTAGAATATAAAATATATTTATCTTCGTTGTCATCGGGACATACTCCGCCTTCTCTTTGTATAGAATCATTGCTATAATATTTTCTTTTGAAATATGCGAGAATATTTTAATAGGAAAATTATTTGTAAAAGCTCCGTCGTAGTAATACTCGTTATCAATCACGATCGGTGTAAAAAGCAGCGGGATAGACATTGACGCTTCGCACGCTGTAAATATGGAAACGTCAGGTGTATCCTCAATGGAAAAAATGCGATTTTCACAGCGATTGATGTTCGTCGTAGAGAAATAGAGATTGACACCAAACCTTTGTGACACCTCTTTAAATGTCATTGTCTCCGTGTCCGTGTACATATCGGGATACTTAATACGCAATCGTTTTTTTAAATGTTCCATAAAATGCGATATGGAACTGAGTCCCAATTTGGATATCAGGCGATAATAATTCTTCGTAGGAATATAACATAATTCATTGTCGTCTTTTGAATTGTAAAGGATTTCTTCAATATCTTCAATCGTTAGTTTGAAAGCAATACATAACGCCACGAACGAACCAATGGAGTTCGCGGCGATATGCGTAATTTTGTGAATCAAGTTCTCAATGTATAGGTATCGTATCGCACCTATAAAGATCACTCCTCGCATACCACCACCTGACAAAACGAGATGTGTGATATTCAACTGATCCATTTTAATTATAAAAGAATATAAAGTGTTTATATATTTATATATTGGAAGTATATTCGCATATATCTACGTTGTAGTAAAGGAGTGCCTCCTTCGCGGTATTGTTTTCTGCCTCTTTTTTGTTGCTACCTGTGGATGTCGCGATAATCGCGTTGTTACGGTCTTTAATACAGTAGGTGAATATGCGGACATTATCTTTCATCAATACCTTCACTTCGTAGAACTTTGGCGAATCTTGGAGATTGTGCATCATATACGATACAAGCATATCCTTATAGTTATTCTTGATCCGTATGAGTTCGCAAAAATCAATATAATTCTCTATGATATAAATGATAAAGTTCTCAACAATAAAGAATCCTGCGCCAGTGAATGGAGCAATCGTAATCGTGTTCGGGAGTTGAACCTTATCACTCTCGGTTTGAAAGTCCAGAAAAAGGGCACCAATGAATGCCTCAAATATATCTTCCATAATTTTAAAATTATTTCTGCCTCCTGATTCTTCCACCTGTTTGGAGATGATCGCAAACTTTGGGAATCCTATTTTTTCGGATAGATAACCAAGCATCCGTCCATTTACTATTTTTGTTCGGATTTTTGAAAGGAATCCTTCGTTTTGGTCGGGAAACCGCGTATATAAATAGTTGGCGACAATCATACCGATTAGTGAATCGCCAAGATATTCTAGGCGTTCGTAGGACATATCTTGGAGCGGTAAGCAATCTGACGGACAATTCACATTACTTTTGTCAAAGTCAATATTCTTCATCGTGCAATAGGATTTATGAACAAACGCTACGCGATACAAGTCAATATTTTTAAACGCGATATTCACCAACCCATTCGCATTGAATATCGCCACAAGATCGCTACTTTGCAAGAGAACATTTTTATTATTATAAGGTTGATTGGTGATCTCAATATCCTGTGTTTTATTATGTATCCCTTGAATGCGTTTCATCCCTACTTGTCTATTTCAGAACTACTCGTATTTATATCATTTTTTATTATATAAATATTAATTGTTTATTTCTTTTAAATAGTATAGTAAAATGGATGATTTTATTATTCAAGATACCGAACCAATTGTCAAAGTAGATTCGTTGGGTATCGGTATTCATACTATACAAAACATCCAGCGTCTATCCTTGAATGATAACGAATATTTAGTAGTTGGTGATGGACAGGGTAACACAAATAACGATAGTAATTTGATCGACACAAAGTGGAATATGTATGTGAATCAGGACGGGGTCGCCATCAATACGTCACGGTTTATCACTTCCAATTACAGACAACCAAACACGTCGCTTTACGTAAATCGTAATATACACTGCGACGGTATAATCAATGCGCATAGCATTCAGTTCAGCAATATTTCTATTAGCGGCGAGATTGGTAGTAACGCAATCATTGATTTAATAAAAAACATCAATGTTTTGTCTGAGTCCCAACCGTTCAAAACAGGTGTCGTAACCTACTTTAACAATCTCTATGATAGGACGTATCCTGTAAATAATATCTATACACCAAATTATCTAACCTTGGGTGGGTTGGTGGATACAAATTACAATCAGCATCCTTTGAATATCAACTCCACGCCGAACAACGATTTTACAAATATTCATATCGCCTTGCGAAACGACACCTACAATTATGCCACAAACGAGTTGTCCAAATTAAGCATCGGTATTATCGGTGGCAGTAATATATCCCCCGCTGTCATTTCAACCACGAAAGGAATGCCATTAGAGTTCCACGTAAATAAATCGGCAGAAGAAATCAATTCCTTATATACGAGAGAGGCGATTCCGCGATATACGAAGGATAGTGATTATGCTGCGATGACGATTGATCATAATGGGAATGTATGTATCGGGAAAAACAAGGCGGCGAATGTGGTGTATTATAAAAATGTTTTGATCAATGGCATTAGTAGCAACGAGTCGTATACAAACCCTACGCGACTAGATGTGAAGGGTGTTTCCAAATTTGACGACATCATCGTATTTGATAATTTTGCGAACGATTACAAGCATATTGACGAGGTATATATTCGCGCGAATGGCGCGGGTAGTATTCGTCCGTCGCAAATTTCAGCAGGAACATTCACAGGCGTAAACTATTCTTTTAATATGCTAGATGTACGAGAAACGCTAACAACAAAGAATATAAACGCAACAGGCACGATCGGATCGCAGAATATGAATGTTCAGGATATGCTTGTCACGAATAGCGCGACGTTTCGCGGAACTACGAATTTCGTCAATACGACATCGCTTTCAATGAATCGCTTGAATATTGTGAACGACTTGATGATTGGTGGTATCCGTGTGAATCCGATTAATATAAGCGACGAGACACTAGGATATACGACGATCACGAGCACTACGAACAATGGCAACAACAAGTATTTTTTCACATATGTTCATAGTAATATCGCGAATCTTGACGCAAACCAAAATATCAGTTTCCCGAACAAATTGAGTGTGGGTCCGAATAAAGGCGAAGGATTCACAGGTACAGTGAATGTATTTAAAACACATAGTTCAAATAATAACTTTGAACTCATTTTACAAGAGAAGGTGAATGAGGATAAATTTATCGCGAATATCGGGAGACTTTCGTATCTGGATTTTTATGACAACAGTCTGTTAATCAATACCAGCAAGATTCGCAACAAGAAGCACAACATCTACTTCTACCCATCGTTTGATATATCAGCTTTGGAAAATAACGTGTTGCGTCCTAATCTAATCAATACCCCTCCAATGCTCTCTATTACGAATACGGGACTTAGTGTAAATAGAAAGCTACCACACGACGGAGTTCATTTGGATGTTAATGGCAAGATTTCAGGGACGGAGTATTTCATTTACAGGGACGATGTGATTACAAAGATGAGTGCGTTTGTGTATAATGGTGCCAAGAATTATTTTAGCATATACAATGAAAATACATATAAGTATTGTATTAATTATGATAATATTTCTACGTACTCTGCGAAGTTGCAAGGTTTGAATGTGAAACAAGGTATCAATAGTGATATCTATTATCAAAATGACAAACTGATTGAGACGTTACAGGTCACGAATAATCCGGGTAGTTTTTATACGAATAAGAAGATATCTATTGGGTGGGGAGGAGAAGACGTTCATACGCCTCTACAGATCCGCAATATGAATATTGAGGATTATAATCATTCAGTGATCCGCATATATCGCGGGGTTCGTGGTGGTGGACTTCATAACAACGCCGATTATAGCGGGATTGACATTTGCGAATATGACAGGGATTTAAGGAATGATCGCGATTTAGAGCGATGGTTCATTTATAAAAATCACAAGTTCAATGATATAGATTCGCGAGACATCGCGAGAATCGGACCGTTACAGATTGGATATGCGGACAAGACAATAGAACCGACGAATTTTGGGATGTCTATGTATTACAATACGCTTACCTCAAATTACCACGTTGATTTTAATAAACCCGATGTATCCTATGAATTCTTAGACGAAGAGAAGAATGTTGCGGTGTCTATTCACGGCGACTTGAATGTTCACGGCAATATTAATATTATTGATAATGGTAGTAATAATTTCAACGTGCGTCTTAAAAGAGTAGAGGGACTTACTGAATTAGCAAAGTATATTGATGTGGTTGCGGTATCTAATCTTATTTATAAAAACGTTATTGATTATAATGATATTGAATATTCAGGCAAAAATATCATCTTTAAACCTACACAGTCTATTGTGGTTGATTCAATCGTGAATACAGATATTCCGTTTGTCGTGAAGCAGAACAACGATCGCCTGTCCACTGCCAAGTTCATCACTTACTCATCCAATGTTATTATGGATAATGAAATTCATAACAACCACGATTATTCAGCTATTGAAATGGGTATTTATAGATTTAATGACTTTCACGTCGGTTACGACAGGAATCGCAATACAAACATTAAAAATATGGTTCAAATTCTCGTGTCTAATAATAATAATGTGAATACCGAAAATACGAATCTTACATTCAGTTATTACAAGAACGACAGCAACAACGACTTCTATCATCCATTCGTAGAGTTCAACAACAGTTTTTCAAAGACGTATATGCATTTAGGACAGGGATCAAGTGGATACAATAGTAATATTAGTTTGCACATTGACGACGACAATAAATACGGATTGCAATTGACCAACACCTATAATCCCGTGAAGATCAATATGGTAAATATCGCAGGAGACCGCAATAAATACACCACAATTTGTAGCGGAGACGAAGAGAACAACTATCGCTTCACGCTGGATGTTGGCGTGTTAAACGCGGGAACCGAACCGGAAAATAACAACATGTTCAATATTTTAACGATAGACCCTTACACGACAGGTTTTAATTTGCGGAATGGCGTTCGTTACGGGTTCAATGAAACCGCGCCTATGCAAACGATGACGATCAACAGTGAATATGATGAGCAACCTGTGCTCATTAATGCGAGATACACAAAGGATTATATCTACACACACGCGATCGTGAATAGTTGTAATGTGGTATTTGAGGGTATTGATAGAACTGGGAAAGGATGGGATAACAATACAAAGGTATTCAATACGGCATTTCGCAATAGTATTCCACCTGAGTATGTACCTACATATGACATATTTGGGAGTAATATAGACAATAAGAATGCTGTCGTGTATAAAACACTACACGCAGCGAAGGATATTACCTATCTATCGTTACACTCCAATATTAATTTGACATATAAATTTACAGAGACGAACGCGAATATCTTGAACGGTGGATATAGTGTGCGAAACATCAAAGTAAACACAATACCAACGTATAGGATTGAATTCAACAAAGAGAATTTGCTTGAAAACGATAGTGCGCTATTTCGTATTACGCCTTCTTTGTCGGATAGTCAAAATGAGGTTATTGGACTGGATGAGATGCGACTTGTGAATCATCAGACATCCAATGTGTTTGACATAACTCTAAATAATAATATTATAAGTAATAATTACAAATTATCGTGTATCTTTAACAACATCTATAATGTTCCTTCGTATTTGGCGGGTATCACGACGTCCAATACGTTTTTTTCATCCAATTATGCGAGGATCGTAGATAATGTGTTGGGTAGGACGAGCAATATTATATCGGTTCGTAACGAAATCTATAGTTATTTGCCAAAGGTGAATCTTAACACGAAGAATATATCCAAAGTATTTGTCAATAAAAATCTAATAAAATTAGACGACAATTATTCGTTGTCAAATATATATATAGAATCTATCACTTCCAACGTCGTATGTTATAACTTCACGATGGGTACTGACTTAACGTATGCCTATAAAGGCAACTTCGCGATCCATCGCACGAATCGGATGCATATCAACAGTTCGAATACGATCCCTAATACGGTGACGAATAACAGTTGTGTCCTCAATTATTCGTCTAATATACGCTACGCAGATTACAAGACGAATCTTGTAAATATACGCACATCAAATGAGGTTGTAGATAGCGCGTATAAAACCGAACTAATATACGCGGGTTCCAATATACATTTGGACGAATTCGCGATTTATGGGACAAGTTTGAGTAATATCGTGGTGATGGACGAATATTACAGGCGCTATGTTCCAAACAGCAATTTAAATATACAATTATCAAACTATAATAAAACGAAGTTGAAACCACATATTATATTTACTAGTTCTGTCAAAGATGAGACGTTTGATCGTGGTAGTTTAAACACCGAAATTTATTGTTATGAGGGCAATATGAAATTTAATTACCGTGACAATCAAATTGAGCATCCGCTATTACTCATTGATAAGGTGGGCAATATCCAGTATTACGGTGATGTCCGCACGAGCAATGACTTGTATATCAGTGGAAATATATTTGACGTGCATGGTAGTAATGTAATTGAAGTAATACACAAAAGAATAGCAGATCTTGGAACATACAATAGCACCGCACTAATAGAAAATGTTGAAATTTTGAATACAACCATATTTTCTAACGAAATGAATATGAGTAATTACGTTGATATCACGAGAAATCTTTTAGCAGAGAAGACTTACATTAACAATTTTAATATGAGTAATTACGTAGATATCACGAGCAATCGCTTAGTTGCGAAGGCAGATTTGAACAATGCGAATATGAGTAATTATGTGATGATAACAAGCAATCTCTTAGTTGCGAAGGCAGACTTGAACAATGCGAATATGAGTAATTACGTTAATATTACAAGCAATCGCTTAGTGACGAAGACAGATTTGAACAATACGAATATGAGTAATTATGTTAATATTACGAGCAATCTCTTAGTGGAGAAGGCGAACTTGAATAATGCGAATATGAGTAATTACGTTAATATTACAAGCAATCGCATAGTAGAGAAGACAGATTTTAACAATGTGAATATGAGTAATTATGTTAATATTACATGCAACCTTATTGCGCGACGGATAACGAATTTGTCGACAGATATGATCAATGAGAATAGCGGCGCGGTGAAACGATTCATTATAAATAACGCGTATAATAATAATCTTAGCGTCTATGGTAATTTAACAATCACGTCAAATTTGATTGTTCTTGGTGCTAGCACAATGCTTGAAACAGAAATCTATACTACGGAACGTCTTGAAATAATGAATGCGAACACAACGTCGCGAGCATTGGTGGTTAAACAGAATGACATTATAAATGATATTATTCAAGCATCTAATAGTAGCAACACTGTATTTACGATAACTAATAAAGGTGATGTAAGGGTTGCAGGTAATTTTATTCGCAATAATAGAGATGTTTTAGTGGATACGAGTAATTATGTATTGGAGAACAGCAATGTGATCGCAAAAAGACTGGATAGTAACATAGCGATACTGAACAATACGATACGAACGAATGCTATAAACAACAGTAATTATACTTTGAGTGCAAGTAATAATTTGGCATATTTAATAAATAGTAAGGAGTCAGTATGGGAGATTCGTCCGACATATGCTTTTAGTCTCAAAAATATATCCGTAGGGACAATGAGCAACATAGATACACTTACAGTTGATGGTGCGATTATATGTTCAAAGGGTATTACAACGTCTTTCTCAGACAATCGTCTTAAAAATTACACATCCAATATAGAGAATCCGATAGATTTGATCAATAGGATCAATGGGTTTCATTTTACGCCGAATGATTTGGCGACGACCTATGGATTTACAAAAACGCCGGATGTCGGGTTGAGTGCACAGGAGGTTCAAAGTATACTTCCTGAGATTGTTAAACTGGCACCATTTGATATGGCGAGGGACGGTTATAATAATCTTGTATCAAAGAGCGGTGACAATTTTTTAACCATTTGTTATGAAAAGATGGCACCATTATTCGTGGAATGTATAAAAGCGCTTAAAAAAGAAATTAACGAATTGCGAGAGGAAGTCGCAGAACTTCGCGCAAGGGTTTAATGAATGAGTCCTTTTAATTTATCTTTTGCTAGGTTTGCGAAATTTCCTTTTGCGTTTGTGAGGTCAGGCATCCCTTTCATAGCGTCACCTAATTTGCCTTCTGCTAATCCACTTGCTAGGTTTGCGAAATTTCCTTTTGCGTTTGTGAGGTCAGGCATCCCTTTCATAGCGTCACCTAATTTGCCTTCTGCTAATCCACTTGCTAGGTTTGCGAAATTTGATTTTGCGTTTGTGAGGTCAGGCATCCCTTTCATAGCGTCACCTAATTTGCCTTCTGCTAATCCACTTGCTAGGTTTGCGAAATTTCCTTTTGCGTTTTTGAGGTCAGGCATCCCTTTCATAGCGTCACCTAATTTGCCTTCTGCTAATCCACTTGCTAGGTTTGCGAATTTTGATTTTGCGTTTTTGAGGTCAGGTGTTTTACCTGTTATATTCTTCATAAAACTAGAAGCGTCACCTAATTTGCCTTCTGCTAATCCACTTGCTAGGTTTGCGAAATTTGATTTTGCGTCTGCGAGGTCAGGCATTTTGTCTTTGAAACCATCTATAATACTTGACGCGTCACCTAATTTGCCTTCTGCTAGGTTTGTGAAATTTGATTTTGCGTCTGAGAGGTCAGGCATTTTGTCTTTGAATCCTTTCATAATATTTGCTACGCCTTCTTTGGCATCTTGGACGTTTCCGTTTGCGGATAATCCAGTTATAAAACTCGCCACGCCTTCTTTGGCATTATTAGTGCCTTCTATTAAATTTTGTTTTGTGATGTCCTTTTTATTTTTAATTTTCTCCGTAATCTCTTCTGTTAGTTGATCTAGTATTGGTTCTTTTGGTTGTTGTGGTTGCTGTATGTATGGTTGTTGTGGTTGCTGTTGTGGTTGCTGTTGTGGTTGCTGTTGTGGTTGCTGTTGTGGTTGCTGTTGTGGTTGCTGTATGTATGGTGGCGGTGGTCGCACTTGCGGTTGCTGAGGTTTTACAAACAATTTGCTGACAGATCCTCTTTTTTCTTCTAACATATCTAATAAGGTTTGTATTGGTTGTGTATCCGGATAATCTTCCATAGCACCTGGATTATCTGTGTCATCTACTTGGTCTTCGGCATCTTCTAGAGATCCTTTTAATTTATCCGTAATCGGTTTGTTATTTTTATTTTCCCTAATATATTCGTTAAATTTAATGAATAGGTCATTATATAATTTTTTCAGTTTATTTTCAAATTCATCCATATTTGCCTTGGATATATCGTCCTTTAATACATGAATTTGTTTCGTATAAAAATACCTATTTAAATGATAACGAATTGAAGAATTACTAAGGATATATTTGAATATTGTCCATTCAATGGTGTTTTGTATTAAAATAACATCAAACTTTATTTTTCTTGGTGGTATTTTGTATTTCTGGCGAATCCCATAGTTTATTTCTCGTATGTTCTCTTGAATTGTTTTTAGTTTCGTTTTAATAACTTCGTGCTGCTTGAGGTAGTCTTGTAATATCAAACGGTTTTCAATCGTTTTGTCATTCAAATATTCGGTTAGAGGGTTTATGATCTCAATTAAATTTCCACACTTTCTTCGTATGTTGGTTTGAACACCATCTATGTATGCTATCAAATCCTGATATTCTTGGTCTTCCATAATGATACCAATCATCTTGTCAGTATCTATACTACTATACGGTTGTTCTTTTGGTGGTGGTGGCGGTGGTGGAACTTGTTCTGTTGTTTGTTGCTCAATTGGTGTATCTATGGGTGTCTCTGGTTGTGGTAATGCTTCGGGATTTGTCTCTTGTGTTGGTGATACGGATCCACGTCCGCGACCAAAATTAATACCAAGTCCGCCATATAAAATTCGTGTATTTGCTTGGACTGGTGCTTGTGGTTCCTCTGATACTGGCGGCGGTTCCGTTTGTTTGGCGTCTTCTTCAACTTCAATTATCTCTTCTGGTGGTGGTATATAATAGTTATAATAGTCGAAGTTTTGGACGATTTTGTATAATAATATATTTACCTTTTTGTAATCTATTGTGCTTGATATATAGATGATCTCGTCAAGATTATCAAATACTTCGTTTAACTTTACTTTGTATTGGTTGAATTTATAATGTTCATTCCATCCCCCCATTATATTCTATTTTATTACTATATATAAAATTATATAAAACTTACAATACAATAAGAGTATATAATGAGTATGAGTGCCGTAAAGAATGTATCGGGTAAAAAAATCAAGGAATGCTTGATGGTTGCGATTGATGATGATACTGAATATACGCTAGATGATACAAAGAAACTTGCGGTGTCTGTTTTCAAAGATGCGTTAAAATCAGGACATAGTAAAAAGCGAGTTGTTAAAGTTGATAGCGATGGTGTGGTAATCAAGAAACTACCGAGCAAGTATAACTTGTTTATTAAAGATGAGATGGCGCGTTTAATCCTTGAGTTTCCTGACAAGGAGAGGAAGGAACTGATGAAACAGGCAGCGATTCACTGGAATGAGAGCAAGGTTGCTAAGGATGACGAGGTAGTAGCAGTGGTTGCTACATAAATGCTCATATTATTGTTTTTTTGTTAGATATTCAAAAATATCTTGGAATGAAGGGATATATATCGCGCATCCTAAGCAATGCATCGTAATATTATTTATATATAGAATAAGATATTTTTTTGTGAAGTTTATGAATAGTAGCAGTAGTAAAACATATAGAAAAAAGGATGTCTTGATAAAAAATACAAAAGATCACTCTAATTAAATATTAGAAAGATATACTATCTATTTACGAGTAAAACATAGGGGTAATCGTATCGCCTTTATCATTCATTACGAATCCTCTAAAAAACGCGTTATATGCGAACCAATCTCGCAAGTCACCAATGTCATTTATATAATCTAAGTTATATTCTGGAAGCACTGACAAGATATCTAATATACATAGTATGAAATTATATGTATCCAATATATTATTATAAATATCAATATAACATCTAAATACACAAGTATCCGCAAATTCTATCTGTATTTTGTCTCGTAATAGTCTGACATTCCGGATATTTATATATCTATCGCTCGTCCCGCACGTAATCGCCTTATATTGTTTGAGACTTATGAAAATATGTATATATTGCTCAAAAGTGTTCTTTATATAGTTAAAATTATCCGTAGGGATCCTATCTTGTATCGGGTATATTGTGAAGTCAATGTATTTGATTGTAGAATACTTGGCATCATATCGTATCATCTTTGTTTTGTTTAGATGTAAAAAGTCTGTCTCGTCATCCGCATAATACTGAAAGTATTTGTAATACGGGTCGCCGACATCGCGACGATTAGATAAAAATATACTCCATACCGCTTGGCGTCTGCTAGGATCATAATAATTCGTTTTGATATACGCTATTAATTTGTTAAATTTGTTGAGCACATCCTTCTTTTCGCGTATAGTGACGAGTGTATTATGATACACCTTTTTATAGATGACGATATGTATATCATCGGGTAATTCATAGAGATAATTCTTTTTGAAAAGCGATTCCATTTATTTAAAGTAATCTTTACTATTCCTTTGTCAATTTTCTATATAAAAATAAAACGCGTAGAGTTATATAGAATATGTTCCAGACAATCACGAAACTTTACGCTATGCTTTCTGCGACCGCTACCGCTACTACCGACAAAGGCAGGTATATCTATTTCGGTGCTACTACCATCTACTGTGATGAAAATAATGTGTGTTCAGTATATTATCCGGATACTATCGCGACACCCGTTCCCGTAACGACTACAATGATTGTATCATCCGCATAACGTTATCCTTTGTAGAATCGCTTAGTGCCTCGTAGGTTTGTAAAGTTTTCGCTTTAGACAGAGGACATAACGGAATTTATGTTTATATATTTTTTATTTTACCGAAATGAGGAAAAGCACTTATGCTATTGTGCGTGCGAATATTATGTGAGTTGAGCGCGATGGGAAGTTTGCGACGCTTAGAGAATAGTAAATTAAAAAACATCATAGTATTCCCTTTGTTTTATGTTTTTATAATATATATATAGTAAGAAGATATGAATATCTATGTTAAATACCTTATAGTGTCCATCGTCCTTTTGGTGTTAGATGTTGCGTGGATCACATTGAATATGACTGCGTATTCTTCGGTGATACAAAAAGTTCAAAAGTCCCCCGTGAGTCTGCGAAACGAACACGCGTTCATCGCCTATATCATAATCTTATTCTCGGTAATTTATGTCGCCATACCATTCACAACACAAAATATCAAGAAGGGTGAATGTAGTGTAGAGAACAAATTATTAAAATCGTTTATGTATGGAGGTGCGGTAGGGTTTTCAATCTATGGAATCTATAACTTCACATCACTTGCGATTTACAAGGACTTAGACAGTTCAATCGGTATTATGGATACATTATGGGGAACCACGTTATACACATTGACTACCTTTGTGTTTTTATTACTTCCGGATTGAATATAGAATGTTGTTTTCAATATCTTTGAATGTGCAACCGGATTGAAGTAATTTACAGTTTTCTTCTGATAACTGGTCAAGTAATTCAGCGACTTGTGTATAGAATCCTATCTTACTAGAGAGTAAATATTTTCGCAAACTCTTTGCGTGTTCTATGGAGGTTATTGTGGGTATCCTAGCAAGATCGGTATCGTCGTAATTATTAAAAATGTCACAGGCGTCTTCTACGAGTTCTTTTAATGACGAGTATTCGTTTTTTTTATAATTTAATAGGATATTGTCTCCTAGTTTAATAGTTATCTTCTTTAATCGCTTTATAATTTCTATGTCTTTAATATTCACCAGCATCGTACAAGGTGTATATGTAAGTAATGTTTCAAGAGGGATGTAATCGCATCCTTTGTCTCGTGCATGTATTATATTATATACATTATTGGAGCATTCTTTTGCGAAATGTCCGTCTGTTTTACCGCAAATAAAGCACCTGTCATTGATACTATTACTTATCTTTCTAAGTTGTTTTTTTGTTTCGGCGTCTAGGATGACAGACGAAGAAGAACCACCGCGAACATTATCAATACCATACTTATCCATATATTTATACGTATATTTCTCTTCGTCGTAATCATCACAATTTGGGATTAGTTCAAGTATTTTTATTGGTTTATGAAGTTTCGTCCATTCGCAACCATTGCTTGTAAAGTGGTTGTCAAATCTAAAATGCGGGTTTGTCGTTTTGCCAACATAGTATTTGTCATTTTGTAATTGTAGAACATAGATGTAAAGCATTCCGCTTTAAGTAGCATAGTTGATTATTAGTTTATATAAGAAAGTATAAAAGTATAAAAATAAGAATAATTAGCGTCTTCGCCGAGATACCGCCTTGCTAACAGCGGTTGCTGCGGTGCCTGTTCTAAAAAACAGATAATACAACGAATAGAAGAATATCAATACTAATATTACAATAAATAATATATACACAAGCATACCAGTAATACCAGCTGTTCTGCTAACCTGACAATAAAGAGTATCGTCAGTCAATGGGCATTTTTCTACGTTATTTGAACCGGAATTACTCATTACGGCAGCTGAACCTCCCGAAACCAAAGCACCGGTTGCAGCACCGGCGATCGCACCTGTGGCGGTTCCTGATCCTGAATTCTGTGTGGCGGTGTCTTGTGGTTTGTTTGCGTCTGCGCTTTTGCGGTTGCCTCCAACTTTAAATTCTTCAAAAAATAGACTCATTTTATATTCTACTATATAAGAAATATTATTAAATTATTTGCTCATAGAAGGAAATAGAAATATAAAGGTAAAGAAATATAGTAAAGCAAAAATTAGGAAAATAGGTAAGTTAAACGGAATTGCGTCCTTGTTTTTTCTTCGTGATGAACCGCGTCCACCACCACCACCGCTTCCTCCTTTAAATGGTTCAAGGAAAAGACTTTTCAACAAAGAGAAGTCATCCTGAGCATTTATAAGCATTCGCTATAATATATTTCTATTATAGTAGTAGAATTAATATTTGCGATGAATCTTTTTGAAACATCTATAATCGTATTTACAGTTATAATATCAACGATCGTAATATTGTGGCATATACATACTATGAATGACCACGGGAGCGGTAGCGCAGCTACTATGTTAAACATTAATTACAACAAACAAAAGACAGATGGATCGGGGTCGTGTTCGGCAACGTGTGATTCTATTGATCCAGTGAGCGATCCACGATACAACATGCAACAGATCATAAAGCAATCTATATTATTAGAGGAACATCTTACGAACAAGAACAAGAGGTGTCGGGATTGTATTACAAAGCATTTTCTTCATATTATAGGATTGGCGGAGGAGGCACAGATGTTGGCAACCAACAAGATAGACAAGTATCCGCTCATAAATGAATCTGTAATATTATACAATGAGCTTTTTAAAATATGGATAAAAAATAAGAATTTAAATGGGAAGGACGAGACCTATGTATTGTATTGTACCGATAAATTAAGAGACCACCGCAAACAACTCATCGTAATTTACTTTTTCAATGAAAAATATAATATTGTGGATGCGAAGGATAAACACACTGACGATCGCGCTTAGCATACAATGTACTAAGGGTATATAAAAGGGATTGTCTTCGCCGAATCATTTGTGCGAAGCGCCGAATCTACAACATCTTTAATATCAATGTAAGTCTGTTTGTGTGCTTCGTAATGTTCAGGGTGTATTTCAGACACTAAGGCGATATTTGGGTATGCGAAAGGAAATGTAGTTGCGAAAGAGTTGATAGACGAATATAATGCGACATCTGCGACAACTTGGTATTCACACGTAGTAAAGTCATATTTATTATTTTTAAAATATTTACCGACTAATATCTCAGCACCTTCACGGGATATGATATACATACCAGTAGAAGGTAATAGATACTGCCATTTAATAAAATGCGCATTGTGTGTGATGTAAAGGTCATACAGCGATTTCACAGTGGGTCCATACAAGATAAGCAGTTGAACCAACTGTGCCTCTTTGGGCAATGTGCGAATCAGTTCGTCATAATTAATATTAAAGGGAATCACGATATCGTCTTCCATCACAACGAACCAATCGTTGTTCGCGTCTTTCAATCCCTCAATCATCGCTTTAATATGACTGGATATACAAGCGTATTCATATTCGCATCGGACACACCCTGGATGTTTACAGGTTAGCGGACGCTTATCTTCAAGAACTTCGTCAAAATCGCTAGGGGTGATTGCCGATATCCTTGTATTATCCAGCAAATTCTTTTTAAATTGTTCATCCATAAACGCACGCCGATCCCGTGATCTATCAATGTTTATCCAGTAATGTTTCATTTTATTATTTCTTAATCTTATTCTTATATATTAAATCTTACTTATATCATATCTATCTTGGCGTGTGATACCTATTATTATTTTTGTTATTATAAGTTAAATGAAGTTAGAACTTAAAAGGTTTGACCCCGCAAAAATAAAGAATGATTCGGTAGTTGTGTTTATAGGCAAGCGTAATACAGGGAAAAGTTATTGTATGAAGGATATACTAAGTTATAACAAGGATATACCTGTCGGTGTTGTAGTTTCGCAAACGGAGCGGGCGAATGGATACTTTGAGAAGTTTATCCCGAAAATGTTGATATACGACGAGTTAGAAGATAAATTAATTAGCAAGTTCTTGACACGACAGATCAGTATCACGAACGAGCGGAAGAGGGATATGGCGAAGCACGGGAACTCTTCTATAGACCCACGTGCCTTCCTGATATTAGACGACTGTATGTATAACAAGTCGGCGATGACGGACAAAAACATTCGGTGTATTTTTATGAACGGGAGGCATTACAAGATATTCCTTTTAATCACTATGCAACACGGTTTAGGATTACCGCCCGACCTGCGTTCCAACATTGACTATGTTTTTATTTTTCGTAATAATATTGTAAAGGAACGAGAGAAGATCTACAATCATTACGCGGGTATGTTTCCGACATTTGACGTATTTAATCAGGTGATGAATCAATGTACCGAGAACTTTGAGTGTCTTGTGATTGACAACAAAGTTCAGTCCAACAATATTTCGGACATCGTTTTCTGGTACAAGGCAAATGATGTCAATTACAAGATGTGTTCTCAAGACCTATGGGAGATGCAATCTTTACAAGACCAAAGAGATTTAATGGGACTTATGAATGAAGAAGGAGATGATCCCGAAGAGTATGACGCCGGTGTCTTTGTAAAAAAAAAGGGTAGGCAAATTAAGGTGAAGAAGAATGCGTCGTATTAGGATGGTGTATTGGGCGCCGCAATGGTTAAACACTTAGCAAATAAAGCGACGCATTTATCATTACAGGAAAGTCCGCATATATCACATATTATACATTTCTTACAAATAAACGGGGTTTTAGTATATAGGATATTGTCCGCAGAATAGCAGAGGAAGCAATAGGGCATTTGGGATAGGAATACTAGGTTTTATCTATATATCAATTATTATTAGAAAAAACTAGGTTTTTTACTTTTCGCGGTATCTTGAATATGTATTTGTTTTATTTGACTTATATCAGTCATATTACTTACGATGCTTGTGTGACTAGCAACACTTATTGTGTCGTCATCTTCATACTGATCATATTTTTTTTTGCGACCCCCCTCATTATCAAACGTTTTATACTCCATTTTATTTTGCGATAATGTACTGAACTCGTCTTTGATATTGTTCCATTCTTTATGAATAGAATTCTTAAGGATCGCGCCATCTTCTTTGTTTTGTGTAGGATTCGCAAAGGATATTTCTTGCGAATCGTCCGATTCTTCCGCCTCATTCTTGAGATCATCACTATATTTTGTATCTACTATATTATCTATTTTAATATTGTCTTCCTGTATCGCGCCACAAATTGTTTCTCTTTTGTCTATTTCATCATCTTCCTTATCTTCCTTATCTTCCTTATCTTCCTTATCTTCATCATCTTCCTTATCTTCCTTATCTTCATCATCTTCCTTAACTTCCTTAACTTCCTTAACTTCCTTAACTTCATCATCTTCTTCTTCATCTTCTTCTTCATCTTCATCTTCTTCATCATCTTCTTCATCATCTTCATCTTCATCTTCATCTTCATCTTCATCTTCATCTTCATCTTCATCTTCATCTTCTTCTTCTTCTTCTTCATCTTCTTCTACATTCTTCGCATTCTTTGGTTTTTTTGATATTTCAACATCTACACTTTGAGCATCTGTATCTCTGTATTGATGAACGTTGTCGCTTAGGTTATCTTCAATTTGTTTAAAGATTTCATCAAACGGTATAAAGTCGCGAAATGTTTTCTTTACAATCGCTCTGATGTTTTCTTCAATAATATTGAGATTATTTTGATATTCTGCATCCTTTATGTTATTACGATTATACAAGTAAGCATTCTTCCAAGAGAACGCTGCGGCGTTTATATAGCATTTATGAACAAAATCTTCAGCATTTGGTATCTTTATTTTAATATTGTCAAACTGCTCGCGATATTCATAAATCTTTATTTTTATCGTAGTTATAATGATAATTTTAATAAGGTTCGCTAGGTATTTACACTTGGTATATTTAACGATCTTCTTGTATTCGTCGCTCACGATGTTATTGTTCCATTTGCGGATACTATAGAGTTCATTTTGAAATCCTTTAAGTCCCTTTTTTTCCTCCATTATTTCGGTGTAGATAGCATATATTCGCTTTGATATAGCGACACTAAGGATATCTTGTATATGTTCAATATACTCGTCTCGTGTATCAATTAATCCTTCCATATATTTAAGTAATTTATAATATCCTTTATATACTCAAAATACATTTGTTATATTGATCGTTTAATCTAATAAAAAATGATATTGGTTTAAATGAAAATAAAGCAGAGACGAACGAAAGTTGAACGAAAGTTGAACGAAAGTTGAACGAAAGTTGAAATGATGGGAAAGATTATTGAGAAAACTTCAAAGTTCATCCTTTGTGTTCTTATGACACAGATGGGAAAGACATTTACGGCGATTTCAAAGATACTTACATTGGTTAAACAAGACGACGAATTGGGGCGTAGCATTCACGTCGTATTCACTATGAATACATTATTGAATAATAAGCAGTTTGCCAAACGCCTTGAAACGATTGAAAAAACGTATGGGGAGGGTTCTATTTGCGTCTTTTCATCCAAGTATGATGGAAAATATAAGCACGTGAAAAATAGAGATGAATTACAGGGGGTTTGTGCGAATAAGGCGACTTGCCCTCGTGTGGTTGTGATGTGTAGCAATAAAAAAAGATATAAGGATGGAGTTGACTTTATTAAAGTGCTTGACAAAAATAACATTAGTGGCATCGTTAGGGTGTTTGCTTATTATGATGAATTACACAAGTATATCAACCCTACACTGCGTAATGAAATAGAAGAGATTCATAATCTAGAAATAATAAAGGGTATCACGGCATTAACTGCTTCGCCCGATAAAATATTTGAAGATGTAGGATTCTGGTCAACCATTGAACTTATTCAGTTGGACGATTTTTCTGACACAAATTATGTAGGATATAAGGATATGGTATTTAATTGCGTGGACGATTTCTTCGCCAATCCTTATGTTCGTCCAAGTGCATTTGATTTTGAAGAAAAGGATAAGCAGACGTTGGGTTTTATAACTAGCGTTTTGACAAAGTATCCAGAAATCCTAGGTGATGGGACGAGGTCATTTATTCCCGCACATATTCGTCAAGCGGGACATAATGCGGTGAGGGATCTTGTATTTAAAATAAAAAAGAATGCTGTCGTTGTTGTATTAAATGGATTTGAAAAGACGCTTCAATACAAGGATGATTTGGAAAATACAAAGACGTTACCATTAACCTCATGTGATGAAGAGGCGTGTGAAACAATTTCTAGACTCGTTATACACCACAACCTACAATACCGCCCTATTGTGATTACGGGTTTGTTATGTGTCGGTATGGGACAAACATTAGCGCATAAATCGCTGGGTTCCTTTACATCTGCTATCTTTGGACATATGGATCTTACGAACGATGATATCTATCAGTTATTTGGGAGAATAACGGGTAGAATGAAAAATTGGGAAAGCAAATACATACAGACTCAGGTATATTGCCCTACGACGATAATGAATCGTTGTATTGTAATGGAAGAATGTGCAAGGAATATGGCGAGCAACCATAACGGAGAGTATGTAACACAAGAAATATACAGGGAACCGATGAGTGAATTAGGAGATATTGGCAAATCTGCGATTGATAATATCAGAGCTCAAAAGAAGAGGACTATAAAGGTTGTCACAGAAGACACGGACAAGGACAGTATGGTATTTGACACGCAGAAGAAAGCGATAGAATTTGGAAGAACAATTGGTTGTAAATTTTCATCACGAAAAGAAAACGCGAAAGCACCTGCAACACTTATGAAAGACGGAAAGAACCCTACGCGCGAACAGTTATTAAAGCGTATGTGGGGTATTGATGATAAAAATCGTGGTAGAATGGTTCCTACGCTAGATAATAAATGGTGTATATATTGGAGACCCTCCTTGATAAAGAGCGAATAAGTAATAAGTTTGAGGGATAGTATGGTATGTGGTTTATATTTTTTATTTTTATTTAGTTTTAGAGAATAGTCAAGTGATTCATATGATCATTCTTAGTATATCCTAGGAGATACATCGTGTATTTTAGAAGTTTGAAACTATTTATATTTTTAGAAAAGTTCTAGACTTTAAAAGTTTTTAGAAAAAGTAAATAGTTTTAGAGAATAAAAAAGTAATGTCAAGTTGTTCTCTTTGATCATCCTTCGCATATCTTGGAGCGCTCAACGCACCTTCGTGTCTACCGACTTTTAGGATATACAATCCTACCGATAAACAAGTGACGATACACCATTCGTTTTATGGAAACAAATCTCCGCAGTTTCATCCACAGAATCTTGGATAATGTCAATATGCGAGAGGATCACAATCGTATTGAAGTAATGTAAGAGACTCTTGAGGAACACTGGAACAACCGACAAGTTATTTTTATCAAAATTAATGAACCCTTCGTCAATAAAGAGTTGCCTACATAACACATCGTAATTGTTGAAATACAAAGACATGCGGAGCGCAAGAGAGATCACAAAGTGCTGGAAACCGGATGCTTGTGATACCGATATGTATTGTTTCGTGTCATCGTGCGATACATTGTCGTTATGTATTAACCAGTTGATATGCACAGTATCATTCGTGATATCAACATTATAATTTAGTTTAAAAGGTTTAGTGTTCTGGTGACACAAGGTTTTAATGATCGCATTCGTTTTTTCTACAAGTCGCGTGAGAATTATGGTATCATATAGTTCCTTGCGAAAGGATTGAAAGTTAATTAGGATCGTATCAATTACATCAATAATAGTATCTAGTTCGCTTTCAATCGCCACAAGCGAATTAAAATTCCTTTTATTTTCATTGTTATACGTGTTAATCGTAGTATACTTTACAACCTTATCATTCAACATTTTCGTTACACCTTCCTTTTCCTTCAGCACCTCATTCAATTCAAGTTTTCGCAGTATTAGAGGTTTCATTCGCTCGTTGCTTTCGTATTCGTGATATTCGTCGTTTGCCTCTATAATTGCTTTTAATGTATAGTAATGATGCGTATCTATAATCCTCTTCGTGTTATCATATGTCACCCATTCGTCATAGGTTTTTTGTAATTCTTTGTATTTCGCAATACGTGGTCTAATAATCTCGTAGTAATGAATTGTTTTTTCCAGTTCCTCTATGTTATGTTTCGTTTCATTATATTTTATTTCCCATTCCTTGTAGATATCGCACAAGTATTCTTCATATAGCATAAACGAGTATGTGACGAAATACTCAATATATGCGGTAATCGTATTGAGTTCAGAGTCTTTGTCTGCGAGTTCTTTATGTAAAGTCGCCTTCGCTTCTATAATACTATTCATATCGTTTGTAATCTTCATATTCACTTCTTTAAACTTATAATAGTGATACCATTCGTTTAGTAAATGAAAATCCATCTTCTTTTTATGATGTTCTTCAAAGCGTTTCTGAACCATCGCAAAATCGCTATCGCTATACTTCATACGCTGTCGTTTCGTAGTCATATTCGTATCTAGGGTATGTAGGGTGATCTGTATATCTTTTATTCGCGAAACCCACGGGCGATTACAACAAACCGAACATTCAGGATTATAGCGATATTCTTCGCTACGTGAGAAATGCTGAAGTTCCCTTGTAGAATTTTCAATTTCAGTGGCAAGTTTTTGTAATTCGTCGTGTTCTAAGAGATATTCATTTATAATCTTGTCATCCTCCGCAATCTGGAGTTCTATTGTGTCTATATTGTAATGCTTCAGTTCCTTCGCGACAGACTTTGCGGTCTTCGCGATACCACAAGATTCACGAGGGATATTTACAATCGTTAAATTTTGTTGCTTTGAAAACAAAGTATTAAAATCGCTTTCATAAGTCGCGAGTTGATTGTGAATATCACTGATTTCGCCAATTATAATATCCTTCTGCTGAAGGGCGTTTGAGTAGCGAGCAATGCGAGGGGTATCTATTCCGTTCCTCTCGCGTTTTTCGTTCCTGCGTGGTTTTGTATGTGAAGATATGAAATCATTAAAGACATCTGTTGAACCATAAACCTTTACAATAATTCTTATTATTTTGTCAATATCTCTACATGCGATTCCGGATACCTTATTGGGTTTATTGGATATCAATTCACCCAATAGATTTTTAGCAATCACCAACGCTTCACGCGATACCACGAGGTCTTCTGTATCTAACGTGTCCGTAACGTCAATATCAATATATTCTTCAAGGTCTCTTTTTTCGTTTGCGAGGTAAGAAATGTCACAAGGTTTATTTACGCAAGGTAGTTTATTAAAATCGTCTTCTAGTTGTTGAGAATACAATGTATCGCGATCGTCACCATCTCCATTTCTGTAGCGAATCGTATTAAGATATTTATAGTGATGAAGTTTCTCTTTGTATTCTTCTAAGACTTCAGTGGATACAATAGTATATTTTGCTTTAATTTCTTCCATAATTCTTGTATAATCGCTTGCTATAATAGATGCGTGTGATGGGTCGTGAATATCAATCGGGATAGAGTTAAACGCTAGGCGTAACGCTGTTTCTTCGACGTGTAGTGTGGATAGTTCGTCGGTAAGTTGCGAGATCACCTCGTCGTTCACCTCGCTGTTCGCGCCGTTAAATAGCAACTTTTCATAGACTTCTTTTTTACTCAATACGACTTTGCGAAAGTCTCTGTATTTATTGATAGAGGTTTTAAAGAGATTATAAAGGTGATAAATAAATTGAATATTATGGGATTTGTCAATTGTCTCCAAAGTATCCTTGTAGTTTAATGAAAGGATATCATTATCAACATTTTGGGTAATCATAGATGTAGAAAGAAACGTATTGATATCTCCAAAAAGCGCCTTGACTTCTGTATTACATGCGCTGTCTTTTTTAAGGATAACGAGGTCTCCCTCTTCATTATACTTAGACAATACCGACGTTTTATTTGTGATTTTAAATGTATCCTTTTTTTTACAGAATTCTCTTTTAATGCGATAGGTTATATTGTCAATCGCGAGCTCTATAATGGTGTATCCCTTCTCTTTATTATGATTAATGAATCCGGCTGAGTAGGTATCAAACTTATTGTTTGTCGCCCATAGCGCGAGTTGCAAGATATCATATATAGCAGATTTACCGGTTCCGTTGGCACCTTTTATCATAAAGGTTTTCGCGTCCAAATCTTTAAAATTAATAAGGCATTTATTTTCATAACACAATAACCCATCCCATTCTAAATATCTTATGATAAAGGATTTTTTGAGGGATTGTCTGTCGTCCGCGTCATTACACGAGCGAATGATAGGTTCTAAATCTTTATTTCGCTTTATACATTCTGGGCGCAAATCTTCTGGGTATGCAAGAGTATCAAAAAGCAGATATTCTTTGTCTTTCATTATGTTTAATAGCACTTGGTATTTGTCGTCGCTTAGTATTTTTTTGAAATATACGAGTAAGTAGTTAGTGTCAAGCATACATTCGCGATCACAAGCATCGCTCCTAGAAGGGATATTCATATTCATCACCGTATTTAATTTTGAAACAATTTGAAAGGATATCCCATAAGTATTGAATAGGGAACTCAGCGTTTGATAGTTGATATTGGAATACGATTTGATTTCTACAATCTTAGGGAAAGAGTCAGCGTTTATTTCAAGGTAGGATCGCAAAGGCACTGTATATTTGCCATTTGTTCGTATATATATTTCTTGCGAGATATCTCCAATGATATTAATATAACCGATATTGTTATAGACGTTGATTTCTTCTACATTTTTTGTTTCAAGATTCCATAGCAGATACCCGTGGTCTATAATGTCTTCACCAAAGTTCTGTTGGATAAGACTCCCAGAATACCCGCACATCGTCTTCTTTTTATATGTAAAAACCTGGCGTTTATGTATATCGCCGAGAAGGACATAGTCAAAGTCTTGAACCCATTCCAATGGGTAGGGATTGAAGGTTTCTTCTATTGCCTTTCCATTGTATAACTTAGCGGATGCGAATGACCCGTGAAATAAGGCGACTTTATATTTTACGTCGCAACTGCTACAAATACGAGGGAATGTCGGTAGATCTTGTATTCTCCCACTATTTCTATATATATCCAGGGTTTTATCAATGCTTACAAAAGAGAACCCGACGTTGTCTATAATAAAGGAAGTTGAAGTATTTAATACGATTACATTAGGGATGTCAAAGGTAGAAGAATAAACCAATGAGGGTTTATCAATATCGCTTTGATCGTAATCGTGATTACCTGAAATGATATATAGACGTCCTATGTTAGATAGTGATTGGATAAACTCGCGATATACAAAGAGTCCGTAGTTCCCGATTACGTTTTTATTGTGAAATATATCACCAGTAATGACAATAATAAAGTCTTCAAACGACAACTCCAAGTCTGTGATGTGAAGTTTGATGGATGTGATGGTTTCCATAAATACGCTGCGATACTCTTCATAGCGCGAATATATATTATCACCATTACGAATATGTAAATCGGATAGATGGAATATACGCGTAAGTGGCATAGTTTTACTTGTAATGGATTGATTGTATTAATGTTAAATAATAATAATATCAGTTTTTACGATAGGTCGCAGCGTATAAATAAAGTCCATCGTTTCTATAGTTGAAAAATCAAGAATTAAATAACGTGATTAGTTATGAAGATATTGATGATATATCATAGTTTTTTTTCTATAATATATATAGAATGAAAGGTGGTAAATATCCAACGCTTATTACTCGTAAGAGGGTTGTCCATAAGAGGGTTGTCCGTCAGAAGGTTGCGTCTCCGAAGGTTGCGTATCAGAAGGTTGCGTCTCCGAAGGTTGCGTCTCCGAAGGTTGCGTCTCCTAAAAATGAATTTAAAACAGACGATATCCTTTTAGAATTATCGCATCGTATTTCTCGTGGCGATACCAATGACATGCATGGTGATAAAATAAACCATGATGTTCCTCCTGAATATCCTAAAAATGAATTTAAAACAGACGATATCCTTTTAGAATTATCGCATCGTATTTCTCGTGGCGATACCAATGACATGCATGGTGATAAAATAAACCCTGATGTTCCTCCTGAATATATAACATATGAAATGTTATTGAAAGAACATTTATACGAAGAAGAAACTATTACGGAGGAAGAAATAATAGAACTATATAATATATATGTCGTTAATGAAAACAAAATTAAACTCAGAAATGATGATTATATATGCTATGGGTTATTATTATTAAACTTTGAAAAAGACAAAAAAAGCAAAAAAGAAAAGGAAGCATTAAGAATAAAATGGTGGGGAGACTTTTATAAAATAATGAGTGGGTATTATAATAAATATACACCTGAAGAAATAGGGTATACACCTAAAAAAATAGGGTATACACCTAAAAAAATAGGGTATACACCTAAAAAAATAGGGTATACACCTAAAAAAATAGGGTATACACCTAAAAAAATAAATATATTCGGCGGTGCGTCGTCTCCTGAAATAGAAAATGAATCATACGAACAATTAGTTGAGAAAGAGAAGGAATTAGTGGAAAAGATTACAAATTTAATTAAAAAAGGTCAATGGAGTCTTACACGCGCACCTCAAGATAAACTTAGAAAAAACAGGGAAGCTCAACTAAAAATACTCGGTACATCATTGACACTAAACCAATTAGAGGATGAAGAGAAAGAATTAACGAAAGATATTGAGAGTATAATTTATTCTACTTCTAGACGGTCGGCGTTTGATGTAAGTAAAGAAGATATAAAACGGCGGCAAATAGAAGCAAAGAAAAAAGAATTAAAAAAAAACAGAGAAACTCAACAACTAATACTCGATAGATATGCTGCTGGTCCTATGAATTTTGAAAAAACCTTTACAGAATTAGAGAATGCAGAGAAAAAAAAAATGGATGAAAATAACAAATTACATAAAGAGGCGAAAGCTGCTAAACGATCAAATAATGATCAACAATATAATGAAATATATGCCAAAATATATATAAACAACGATGAAATTGATCAAATCCTCCAGAATAAACAAGCATTGCTTGTGATCCAATCTAAAATATATAGACCGCACTATCAAAATGAATTAGATCGTTTAGGCGATTTAAATGTTCTTAAATATAGAACAGTATCAGAAGAAGTTGAAAGAAACGGTTTAATGGTACAAAATAGGAATCGTGCTAATACTTCTTATAGACCATCCGCATCATATGGACGAAAACCGGGTATTGACGCATTTAGAAAAGAAGATAGAATAGCGAGTAGGAAACACATGTGTGCTAATATGCTTAGGGTATTACATAATTACAAAGGACGTTTTTTTGATATACCTAGAGAACGTTTAAATATAGGTATTGTAAAAACGATGAGATCTGCTATGATAAAACAGGGAGAAGTTACGGAATCAATGAAAACTATGGGAAATTATATAAAAGAACATATTCAGAGAGGGGCTGAAACTGTGAAAATTAATGCAGCAGAAAAAGCAGGAAGACTTTGTAGATTTGTTATAGGAATAGCAGTAATATTAAGAGTAGGAACGGTAGATGTAGCAGTAAGAGTGGGTGATGTAGCAGTAAGATTAGGAGTAGGAGTGGGTGATGTAGCATTACGAACAGCACAAGCATTCCAAGTATTAGCAGCAGCACAAGCACACGCATTACAAGCACAAGTAGCAGCACAAGCACACGCATTACAAGCACAAGTAGCAGCACAAGTTGCCGCACGAGCACGAGTTGCAATTGCACAAACGCGCAATCACGCGCGCGCACACACACCAACACGAGCAGTACGAGCACCACCAGCACCACAATCACCACAATCACCACAAGCAGCACCACAAGCACAAGCATTAGCAGCAGCACGAGCAGCACAACAAGCAGCACGAGCACCACAAGCAGCACCACAAGCAGCACCACAAGCAGCACCACAAGCAGCAGCACGAGCAGCAGCACGAGCAGCACAACAAGCAGCACAACAAGCACAACGAGCAGCACAAGCAGTAGTATTAGCACAACAACAAGTACAAGCAGCACAAGCACAACAAGCAGCACAAGCACAACAAGCAGCACAAGCACAACAAGCAGCACAAGCACAACAAGCAGCACAAGCACAACAAGCAGCACAATCAGCGCCACAAACACCAGATGATATATTAAGAATTGCGGAGGCATCTATTTTAAGAAATGCTGACAATACTATAAGGGATTTTTATAATGAGACAAATTATAGAAAGTTTCAACTATCTTTTGACTATGCTAAAATACCGAGGAACGTTCCTATAATGAGAAGATCCGCAATAGAAAAAATTGCGGTAGATAATCTTACGCCACATGACATTATACGAATGAGAGGTGTGGAGACCTACCCAGACCAAGGGTTTTCTACTCTTTATCAACCAAATCCTAATATATATTTGTATGGTATGCAAATCCCTCAACAATTTGATCGTTCAAGTTTATTGAAAACAATAAAATATTTAATGGAAACAGAAGGAATATTTAGTATTGTAGATTTACATGACTGTTTAACTACAAATATTAAATATAATCATAGGATGGGATCAAAAATAGGATGTAATCCATACGACCCAGATTGTGAAAAAGATATACATGAGAAGGTAGCAAATGCGTTATCTATAGGGAATAACGCTAATTATTATAGAATCAATGGATATATGGATATGTCACCTGGTACACCAGAAGCGTGGCACAAAATTTCACAAATAAAAAATACATCTGAACCTGAAAACAGTGTTGTTGTTCATTGTTTAGCAGGTTTTGGTAGAACAGGTAGTGTTATTTTATATTTATTAATACGCGACACATATAATCGTGATGATATTATAAATAGATTGTCGAAACCACATTTTGGATATATAGACTTTAATGATTTTCGAAAGCATTTGCGAAAATTATTACTAAATAGTTCCAGTCATGTGAAAGATGAGGTTCTTAGTATTAATACTGATGTTCCTGGTCATACTTACACATCCGTATCAAGAGCAACATTATTAAGACAACGTATTAATCGTATATTATTCTTTCTCGCGAGAGATAATGTTACCAATTATTATGGGTACATGCCGAATCAAAGAGCTTATTACGTTAATGATATATTTGTTCCATATAAATTTAATAATGTATCTTGGCAATCATTTAATCCTAGAGCAAACTTTAATTATAAAAATCCCAGTAATTACTTTGTTTAATTGAACAATGGTCGTAAATAGGATAAAAATAGGTTCTTATATAATCAATCCTTCGTTCCTTCGTTCCTGCCGACTTGTATGGTATACATAGGAAACTTATATGACCATTCCTTGTGGTCGTAGGTGCTACCTTGAGATCTCTATAATTATTTTTTATAAGTTTAAGAAGTTTATAAACTATATTTTTAGAAAAAGTAAAATAGTTAAGTAAAATAGTTTTAAATAAAGAGACAAGTGACTCCTTATGATCAATTCTTAGTATATCCAAGGATATACTTCGTATATTGTCGTTTATATATGTCACATTATATTATTGACATATCTAAAAAATGATTTACGAGAAGACAACATTATATACAAAGAGAAACGAAACTTGCCATCAAACGATACAATCAAGCGAGCGAACGGAAACACAAACAATAACATTCCCCAAAGACCCAAAGTAAGGAAAGATGGATACTTCGCTTACTTCGCTTATTACAGAGGTGCTCTTTTCAAACGATGACGCATTTAATACTGTAGATACGCGAACCGCGATGATGTTGTTGTGCGTTTGTAAACACGCTAAATTAAACAAGAGTTTACAAATGAAACGTGATGTATATAAGACACAATACCTTTTTAATAAACTAACCTATATTATTGGTAGTTTCATAATGAGCAAAAGAAAATATTTAACTTGCAATAGATACGACAATCACGGAAAGGATACGCCAGTTATATCGAGGAGGGTGCTTGATAAGTTGGTAATAAAAATTGCGAACGATAATGAACAGGTTAAGAATGGTTTTAGAGAACTTGTTGTACTTCGGTATAAAAATTCAAAAGACAACTATAATAATGCTATATTATATAAAGCGGGGTTTAGTGATTACTGCGTTCAATATAGAAGGGTGATTAAACATTTTGGATATTATGACTATTACAAGGGTAATACGAGTGGCAACTGAGCATTTTATAAACCATAATTTAGGAATTATAAATTTAGGAATTATATTTTTTTTTTATATTTATAAAGTATAAATGGAAGGTAGAAACGCGGATATAAAAAATCTCCCTGTGAAAAAAAAGGAAATCCATACAGTTCGTAAAACAAAAGGGATATTGACGCCTCGCAGGGTTGTTTCTACGCCACGTAAGACATCTCCTGTGTTAAATGATACGCCAATATATGGAATGTCGTTAAATGCCATTAAAAAAAAAATGTCGCAAGAATATAAAACAGACAAGAAACTTATAGATTTATCGGTTAGAATTAAGGAAGGTAAGAATGATACAAATGGTAATATAATAGACCCTAATGTTCCACCGAGATATATAACATACGAGATGTTATTGAACGAAGATTTAGAAGAAGACGTATATAAAGGTAAAAATAAGAATCATACCGATGAAGAAAAGAGAGTGTTGCGATTAAAATGGTGGAAAACTTGGTATAAAATAATGTCTGGATATTACAGTTTTGATGTTGCTTCAAATATAGGACAAGAAGGTGGTGGAGGTGTTAAAAGCGACTTGCACTTAGAAAGAGCAAAAAAATATATAATTGAGAGAATTAAAGGAAACACTATAGATAAAATTACAACTGCTATACTTAATGATTGGGCAAAAAAAGCTCTTGCTAGTATAAGAAATGTAAAGGATAAAAGGGATAAGAAGGATAAGAAGGATAAAAGTAGGGGGTCGCAACTTGAAAATGATCAACTTATAAATGAACTTGTTAATGATCGTGATATTCAACAAGAGATTGATAATAATGGGGTATTGATTAGTATGATTAGAAAATTTGAAAAACTCACCCTATCATCATCAAAAAAACAATCATCTCCGCCACCACCGCCGCCACCACCACCACCACCACCGCCACCTCCGCCGCCGCCACCGCCACCTCCACGAATGCCACAAACAATACAGGAATTAGATGATGACTTAGATATTATAAAGAATCAAGTATTAATGAATGCTGACGACACATATAATAATATATTTGGGGTTACAAACAGGGGGATGTTTAATAATGCTTTTAGTATTGCTACAACAACTGCAACGCAAACAATAAGAGATGCTTACATTAAGAAGATATTAGTAGATAGATTACCGACTAATAATCGTTATATGGGTGTGACAAGACAGATTACATACCCTACAAAGGGGTTTCCTGGTCTTTATAAAACTACAAATAATTTATATATGTGGGGTATGCAACTGCCGCATCAATTTGATAGAGATAAGTTATTACAAACATTTTTATATTTAATAGAAACGAAGGAAATATATGCGATTGTAGATTTACAAGACTGTGTAGGAACAAATACATCTGGGCACCCAGATATGGCGTTAGGTATTGGATGTAATCCTTATGATATATCGTGTTCTGAAGATGTTTATTACAAGGTAATATCATCGGTTAACCCGGTTGTGCCACCTAGATATCATAGGATATCAACATATTTTGATATGTCAGCTGGATTTCCATCAGCGTGGTTAGATATATACAGGATATATAATACGAATGATAAGAATAATAGTGTAGTAGTGCATTGTTTAGGGGGTAAGGGTAGGACAGGTAGTGTATTATTATATTTATATATGCGAGACAATATACCGGACGTAAGGAGGAGATTAACGGAACCGCATTTTGGATATAATGATATAGCGGAGTTTATATTCAATATGAATCAATTACTGTTCAATGAACAGACGACAGCACAGGAGCAACAGAACAAGAATGAGGCATCACGGGAGGTATTTAAGATAGGAGGTAAGTTAGCGTTAGGACAGAGTGTATCGCGTTTATTAAGGCAACGTGTAAATCGTATATTATTTTATTTAGCGAGAGGGAATAGGATAGGGTCATTTTATATGTATGAGTGCCCGACTGGAGGGACGAGCCCGAATGACGAATTTAGGAACATAGTATTACAAGTAGTGGATTGGGATTTATATGATAGAGGAGGATATAATAATGATATGATCAAACATAAGGAGTGGTTTGATTAGATGGGTATTGTTGGGTATTGTTGGGTATGTTTAAAACTATTTAGATTTTTAGAAAAGTTCTGGACTCCAAAATATTTTTAGAAAAGTAAAATAGTTTTAGAATTATAAAATAAATAAAAAAGTAATGTCAAGTAAATCCCTATGATCATTCTTAGCATATCCTGGGGTGCTCAACGCACCTGCCGACTTTTAAAGTAGTCATAGGATACTTCTATTACCATTCCTGGTGTCATAGGGAGAACCCTTAAGATCCTCTATAATAATTTTTATAAAGTTTGAAACTATTTAGATTTTTAGAAAAAGTTCTGGACTCCAAAATATTTTTAGAAAAGTAAAATAGTTTTAGAATTATAAAATAAAAAGTAATGTCAAGTGATTCCTATGATCAATCCTTAGCATATTCTTAGCATATCCTGGGGTGCTCAACGCACCTGCCGACTTTTAGAGTAGTCATAGGATACTTCTATTACCATTCCTGGTGTCATAGGGAGAACCCTTAAGATCCTCTATAATAATTTTTATAAAGTTTGAAACTATTTAGATTTT